AATGACGCAGCAGAAGTCCCAGACAAACCAACTACTGCCACTCAATTCTCCCTATAGAACTTTCTCCCAAACCATAGTAACCTTCTGAAAATACTCATCTAACCTTGTTTTCTCAATCCCCGCTCTCAGAATAGCATAAGTCATATCTGAGAAAGGAACAGCTGAATCCCCAATAAAAACAAACGGGTACCTCTCCATTACACTATCCCAAAACGTATCAATCTTAGTCTCATCCGCTGTCATAACCTCATACTGAACAGCCCGAACCACCTGCTCAAATCCCACCACAATATTCAAATATCCATGCTTAGAGTAGGCTTTTTGAGAAGTATCATCGTGAGTAACAGTAGCCCCATATTCATAACCCCGACTCAAATCAACATAACCACCAAGAATAGGCACACCAAATTCAAGATACTTATCAGGATTAGTCCAATCCCTAGCAACTACCCTGTACTTAGTAGCACTTTTAGGAGCATAAAAAATATAAGCCCTACCATCGGTGCTGCTGTAAGTAAGGTCTCCTATACTCTCCCAAACAGAATTATACCACCTCTCCAATCTCAATATCTGATAACTAGAAGTCAAATTCAATCCAATAAGTACACACCCCGTTGTCGCAATAGATGAACCATCCCAAGAATCAATCTGAAATCCACCATAATTATGTGACCTAACATAATCAGCCGTGTAAGTATTAGTCCCCGTATCATCTTGAGAAATATAAAATCCAATGTGCTCTCCAACAGTAGTTGAATGATGAGACCCTGTAGACCACAGAATAGAGAAAGTCCCTGAAGCCGAAATTGTAAACTTATTTGTCGTATTTGAGTAAACGCAAGTATAAGTTTGACCACCAACAGCTGTCATCCTAGCAGCTATATGAGAAGCAAGAGAGTCTCCATCATAATCACCTATAGTCAGATTAGCCGCACGTACTGAACCATCATTAAAATCTATGTAGTTATTAGTCGCATCAATCTTAAAATACCCCCATCCAGACCCACTACCATACTTTGTCCGATAAGCATAATCACTCCAAAGACTCCTCAGGTTCTCTACAGGGTGGGAAGGATGGTAGTCGGCAGAATAAAGAGGAGCAATCACACCACTTCGGGTAATCGTATCATACAGAAATCTGTTGCTTCCCATTAAAATACCCCACCACCTTGTATTTCTACGTCTCCGTATTTACCCATACCCTTTCGCATAATAGGAACTAGAGCCTTATAAACTGCCATTCCATCTATTTCCACCGTTACCTGTGCCATATCAGCCTGGCCTCCTGTAGCCGCAGGAGTAGACATCCCTCCAAAGAACGATCTGAGAACCGACGAAATATTTTCAGGAATAATCGACTCACCCCGATGAACTTTAATAAGTTGAGTCTGTCCAACATTAGTCATTCCAAACTGCGCTGACCCGTTACCTCCATCATAACGCCCAGGACCTTTTGGCATTCGTCTATTAACTTCATCAAGATTATCTATCGCATCCCTCGCCCCTTCATTGAACTCATCCCAAGCCCCCCGCTTCTTAAATTTATCTATGTTATCCAGAATACCATTATCACCAGTAAAATACTTCACAATCTGGTCTAACCTGTCGCAGATATTACCAAAACCTTCCTCCAGAACTTCAGCCATAGTCTTTGCTTTTTCTTTATACACTCCGGCTTCCTTGGCTTGGTCAATAAGAGCCTGAGTAGCGGGGTCAAGAGCAAACCCATACTGCTTGGCATAATATTCAAGGTTAGCCAAGATAGGAGCAAGAACAGCCAGAGCTTCTTTTGAAGTCAATCCGGCTGCCGTTAATTGTTTGAAGTATTCACCCACACTACTCTGCATAGCCGAAAAATCTTCAGCCGTCAAGAACCCTGTATTTCCAAGAGCCTGTAGAACCTCATTCAAACCAGAGATGGCCTCAAACAAACCTTCATTTGCTTCCTTAACCTTCTGAATTTTAAGAAGTTCTGCAATCGCTCCACTACCAGCCAAACCCAGTTCCGTATACTTTGCTGACAGGGCTGCCAACGGGTCAGCTATCAGATTCAAAGCATCAAGCAAAGACATCCCCTGAGCAAGAGCCGCATTAAACACAGAGAGCAGTAGATTGCCAGCAATCTCCAACTGAGGACCAGCCCCCGTCACAGCAGTAATCATATCAGTAAGACCCTTAGCCGCCCTCTCTAACCAACCATAAACATAATCATCTACTTCTTTTATAGTAATACCAAGTTCTCTCAACCGCTTTATGAATATCAAAATACCAGCGTCCCCCTCTTTCCCTATCCTTTGAAGATAACCAATCATCTCCTCAAAAGCCTTACCAAGACCTTCAAGTTCCTGTTGAATATCAAACTCACCAAACCCCAAATCTTGCGCCAATTTCCAAGCAGACACAAGTTCATTAAGAGAATCAATCATTCTGTTTAAGTATTGCCCATAATTGTTAGTGTTGATTCCAGTATCCTTCATCATATCAGCAAGAGTTCTAGCCTCAACCGCAGCTTCCCCCATCGCCTCTCTGAGCTTCGCAATCTTTTCAGCCGTCGCATCCGTTATCTCACCCAACCATCCCATCTCTTCTTTTATATCCTTAATCGCATCAGCCAGTTTCTCCGCTTCCGTTTTTCCTGCAAATAATTTTGAAAACAAACTGATTATTGTAGTAATAACAGCAATAGCCAAACCTATTTCACTTGTTACTCTATTAAGTTTATCAATAAAATTAGCCCCTTCTTCAGCAGCAGCCGACTCAGCCGCCTCAACCGCTCTCAACGACTGCTCAATAGCATTAAACCCCTTAGCAACCGCATCCAAAACATCTAGAACCTTGGATTCTCCAATCCCAAACGTATCAAACATATCACGCAAATTGGTAGTTATAGCCGAAATCATAGAACCCAAAGTTTGAAACCGCTCTATCATCTTCTGCATTGGAGTTCTGGTATCCTCCAAATTTGCATTAAAATTACCCCACAACTTTTCCCACAACGTCATCATATAGCCAACCATTCCAGGGAAAAATTTATAACCAAAAACCATTAGAAACTGCATCATCCCAAGATACTCTCTCTTAGCAATAGCCAACCGCTGAGTAGTACCATCGTAATGGGATTGAATCATTTTCTGTTGAGCTTCAGCGTATTCTTTCATTGTGTCCGCAAGAGACGCTGTACGAGCATCTTGTTCCCTCTTAGCCATTGCCGCCGCAAACACAGCATTAAGAACAAGATAAACCTTTGAATAGGCATAATAAGCACCAAGAGTGTCCAACCTGTCTGCCAAATCCTTCTTCAATAATGCGTTTTTCTCTTTAGCATCCGTAATTATATTTTTCGTTTCGTCTTGATTAATCTTATTCTGAAGCGTCTCTAAGTCAGCACTCAGCCGAGTCCAGGCATCCATAACCCACTCTCGTGCGTTCTCAGCTTTCTTAGCCGCAATCTCAGCCGTCTTGTCTTTTTCAGCAATAGCATTCAATTTAAGAATTAAAGCCTGATACTCAGTCGGAACACGGGCCAGGTTAGCGATCAAGATTTCAACAGCCTTCTTGACCTCAGGGATATTAGCAATCACGCTATCAGAAAGAACTTTACTGTATTCCGCGTAGGCATCAGCCAATCCCTTCGCCCTAGCCGTCGCCTGCTGGTCAGACAATGACAATTCTTCCATAGCCGCACTCAACCTGTTCGTTTCCTCTTTAGCCATCTGCATCAAATCAACCTGGTATTTTAAACCTCGAGCCGCAGTAAGTTGCTTATCAAATTCCTCCAGCTTCTTTCTAAACGCACCTGTTTCTTCTCCACTAGCCTCCAACCACTTCACAAAGTCATTAAAGTCCGTAGTTCCCACTTTTTTCATAGTATCCAACGCTCTCTTGACTGCATCACCATATTTAACAAGGTCGTCTTTAGACAACTCTGTTGCCAATCCCATCGCGTCCATTGACTCATAAGGCATAGCATTACCCAGAAGAACAAACAATTGATTAAGTTTCCTCTGTTGGGTAGCGAGATATTCAGTCTCCTGACTGTACTTTTTTGAATACTCTGTAATAGTTTTATAAGCCTTACTATCATAACCTAAAACCCTACCCAAGTCGAGTAAAATCTGATACTGCCTTCGAGTAAGCGGCTCACCCAATTCCATCGTTGTAAGAAGTTCTGCTACTTCATCCCTAAATTTCCTTGATTCAGAAAAACTATACTTAACCGCCCCTCCCATTTTATTCATAATAAAAACCAACCGATCAACTTTATCTGCCATCAAACCAAGCTCCCACATAGTCCATACAACAACCATGTTTTCAACTTCTTTAGAATAATTGACTATTTCTCCTGTTGCCTCTTTATGCGCCTGGGACAACCTTTTTAACTCTACAGTTCGCGCTCTTAATTGATTCCCATAGTCAATTTGCCTCTGAATAGCCGCATCAAGAGCTTTATTAACCGCTTCTATAGCAAGTTTAGCTAGTTGATAAGCGATAGCACCAATTATCAAACCAGTAAATACAGACGACATAACCCCTTTTAACGCTTCCCACCGTGGGATAACCCGATTTAACGTATTCATTTGCTTGTTAATTTGTGCAGGAACAAACCTACCCATCATACCACCGGCAGCCTCAAACTGAGCAAACACAATAGTTAATGTTCTATACAACCCAGCCAGCAGTGAGGTTATCAACGCAGTAGATATTTTCAATCCAAGAAAACCCAAACCCACCCAAACAATCCCACGAGAAAGTGTAATCAGCGTGGTCGAAACCACATCTAATACCCCGATAAGACTTTTCAAACCAGTCATTGACTGATGAGACTGAGCCATAGTCTGCTGAATATGTGCGCCTAAAGCCTTCCACCTTTCAGATGTCGTCGCAATAATCTTCTGATAAGCCCTCTCAGTCTCACCTTCTCCCTCAGCTGATGCTCTCACCTTTTCTAACATCCTCGCATATTCATCAGCCCCTCTACCAGTCATAATAAATGCACCACGAAGACCTCTCTCCCTTGTAAATACTATCGGCAAAAGGTCAGCATGAGAAGCCATAGCTGTAGTCAATTGTCTCATAGCTCCCAACAAACCACCCGATTGAAATGCGGTTATACCAGTTTCTATCCCCAAACTATGCATTACCTTAGCCGATTTCTCCTGCGGTTTCAAAAATGAAATCATCATCCTATTCAGCGCTGTAGCAGCCTCACTAGCGTCTAGACCTCTTTGGCTCAAGACAGCCAATGCCGCGCCAACCTCATCAATACCTACTCCCATGGCCGCAGCCGTAGGAAGAACTCTACCCAAGGCCTCGTTCAAATCCTCAGCGTGGAATTTACCTTCCATAACCGATGCAAACATATAGTCAGAAGATTCTCTAGCCTTATCAGCCGATAGACGGTAGGCTTTAATAATTGAAGTCAACGTAGCCGCAGACGTACCTAAATCAGTCAAACCAGCCTTAGCATACTTGGCTGACTGCACAAGAATCTTCATGGCTTCTTGAGGCTCATTAATACCAGCTGACATAATTTCGTACAAACCCTTAGTCAAATCTATTGCAGAACCCAATGCAGGATTCAATTCCAAAATCTGTTGTTTAACCTCCTCAAAACCCCTAGCCTGCTCGGCATTAGCCATATTAATCAGGGTAGAAACTTCAGCAAACCTTCTTTCAAGTTCAATATTGTCTTTAATAGCCTTAGCCATAAGACCAAAGAAGGTAAAAATTCCTGTGTATGTTGCAATACGAGTCAAAGCCAAAACCAAATAACCAGACTGCGCTACAAACTCACTCATCCTTTGTCTAGTACGACCCAAGGCTGAATTTAAATAATTCAGACCAGTAATAGCACCACTGGTATTAAATACAACTAAAGCAACATGCGAACTGCTAGACGTAGCCATAAAGTTACTTTATTCGGACGAGAACTTGGTCAATAAAAACGTAACCGTTAGAAATCTCTGTCGTAAACGTCACCGTGTAGGTGATACCAGAAGTGCCTCCTCTAATCACCTGAGTAACTGTCCGGTCATCCTTATCAATAATCGCGTCTCCATGAATCTCCAAACCCGAAGGAGTAACCGTTGCTACACAAGTTGTTATCGTTTCACCTACATTCAGGTCAGGGGGAAAAAATTTAAATCCTACTCCCCACTCTTCCCCAGAAAATTTGTTTATTAAAAACTCTTTCTTAACCACTACTCATCTCCAGACGACCTGTCGAATATCCTCTCTCTATCCTTATTCAATTCATGCATACGCTTGACATCACGCTCAAAGAATCTGGGAACATCACGCACAAACCTCTTAATAAGACCACGGAATACCCATTCAAGAATACCACTAACAGAACTAACAACAGCAAAAGAACCATGAAGAGGATACGTAACTCTCTGTAGCGCAACCAGAGAGGAAGAAGCTGTAACAACACCAGAAACCTCTATCAATAGTTTAGTCGCCCCTACAACTGAACTCGACGGTGTAGAGACTCCAAATAAACGATAATCAACATTCCAACTACCAGATACAGAGGAGGTTGCATCAATCTTTCCCCGTATTCTTGCCTCCTGTCCAGTAACCAAATAAGCATCAAGACTAGAAACACCATCCACCACTCCAAGAATCCGTCTTGCTCTTTTTAAAATACCAATAGTGGATGAACCTGATGATACCAAACCAGAGAAGTAAAAGAACTTTCTCAAACTTCCGGTGACCGCAGATACAGAACCAATAGCTCCTACCAGTTTCTTCCTTGGATGTAGAACCCCAAACACAGAAGATGTAGAACTTACAGACCCAACCAACTCCCTTCTAGTTTTAGCATACCCAGACACAACTGACACTCCACCAACAACCCCCTTCAGGGGTTTAGCCACCTTCATAATTCCAGAAGTAGATGAGACAGATACCGCAGACCCAATAAGTTTTCGTCTAGGACTAACCTTTCCAGATACACTCGACTGAGAAGCAATAATAGAAGAGACCTCTCTGGTTCTATGGGTATAAGGAACAGCAGGGACAGAACTCACACCAGCAACAACACCAGCAAACTCCTTCTTAACCTTAGCAACAGCTGTTACAGACGAGACAATACTAACTGTCCCATACAGAGAAACCTGACCTTGTGTTGTTAAAACACCTGTCGTAGACGAGATAGCAGCCGAAGTACCAATAAGTTCTCTTCTTCTCTTTAAGATTCCAGAAACAGAAGCTACCGCAGTTGAAGTACCGACGAGCTTCCTTCTCTTCTTCAGGATTCCAGAAGTAGAGGAAACCGCAGTTGAAGTACCGACAAGTTCTCTTACTCTTTCTAAAATTCCAGACAAAGAAGCAACTGCAGCCGAAGTCCCAATAAACTCTTTACGAACCTTTGAAATTCCAGATACAGACGAAACCGCAGATATATCCCCATAAAGTGAGGCGGAACCCCCAGTAGTTAACCCACCAGAAACAGACGAGATAACAACCGAAGTTCCAATAATTCTTCTTTGTCTTTTTAGAACTCCAGAAACAGAAGAAAGAGCAGCCGAAGTTCCAACAAACTTCCTAGTCTTTTTCAAAACTCCAGAAACAGAAGAAAGAGCAGCCGAAGTACCAATAAGTTTATTAACCTCTTTTAAAACCCCAGAGGCAGAAGAAACGGCAGCCGAAGTACCAACAAACTCTCTGCTTATTTTAGAAATTCCAGAAGCAGAAAAATTCGCGTCAGATATACCAGCAAACTTCCCAACCTTTTTCAAAACTCCAGAAGTAGAAGAAACAACAGCCAAAGAACCAATAAGTTTCTTTGCTCTACTAAGAACTCCAGAAGTAGAAGAAAGAGCAACCGAAGTACCAGCAAGTTTTTTGGTGCTTTTCGTTGTGCCACTTACTGAAGAAGTAGCAGCGAAGGAACCAACAACCTCTCTAGTTTCCTTCAAAATCCCAAGTGCGCCAGAAGCCACCTGGGTAATACCTAAAAGCCTTCTTACTCGCTCAACTATACCCTCTATCGCAGCCTGAGCAGCAGAAGTACCAACCAATAATTTAGGAGCTATAGACTTAGTAATACTACCAGTAGCCGCACTAACTGAAGCTATCACAGGAGCCGTAACATGCCTAATCCTACGAATATAAGAAATATTAGGAACACTAGAAGATGCCCCAGAAATACCGGCAAGAGGTCTAACCTTCCTGAATACAGCAGAACTTGAAGATACCGCCTGGACACCAGCAATACTAGTTAACGAAGCATCATCGTAGAAAATCGAACTTGACGGGGCTGGCTCATAACCCCCCCCAAACAAAAACAGATTGTAATCTGTGTATCCTACAGGAGCCACGAAGTTAATGCTGAACTGAGTCCATGAAGCGGCAGGAGCTAGGTAAATCTCCTGATAACCGGAAGCGAACGTTCCATCTGACTTCAAGCCAAATGTTGACGGCACTGTAGCATAGAAGAAGAAACAACATGCCCCACCGTTCGTCGTTTTGTACCAGAAAGACAACCTATATAAGCAACCCGCCGTTATTGGTTGGGTGTGGTAATCAGGATGCTTGCTGACGGTCGCAGCGTTATTGCTCGCATCAACATCGAATCTGAGGCAAGCAGAACCGCTATGCTGGCTGCTCGTCTCTTTATTGATGGTAGTAGTACCGCCGCCAATCCACGTATTCCAGTAGGACGGAGTAAAAGCATCGTCCCAACTCTCAAGTCCGCCGTCTTCTACTTCCTCACTTCCAACGATACCAGCAAACTTCCTAATTCTATGAATGTAAGGAGTATTCGGAACATTAGAAGATGCCCCAGAAATACCAGCGGCCTTCCTAGTTCTATGAACGTAAGGAGTATTCGGAACATTAGAAGATGCCCCCACCGTACCAACCAATGGTACCCTCTCCATGAACGACGCACACACTGTTGCCCAATCAGCTGCTGTTACCTCAGTCCATGTCAGCGATTTATCTGCTGTACTAGGAACAAAAAAATATTGTGACCCCATTCCATAAGCTGCAGGATCATATGTGTATAAGACGTCAGTTCCAGAAAATGCCGTAGGAGCAAAAGTATTATCACCAGTACCAAGGATAGAAACTATAACATCACCCGCCTTCAATCCCGTCATTGTTGGACCACCAGGATTGGCAGTTGATCCTGTTGTTTTTGAACAAGTCCTCAATGCCGAGATTTTACCAGTAGCAGCTTTAAACGAAGCTGCACATCCGAAGATTGTCCTGGTGTTATCATTCTGAATCTGTATCGTAAGAGATGACCCAGTTGGCGGGCCGACCATATACCAGAATTCGACATTCGTCTCAGTTGTGGCTATTTGCTTATCACCGAGCGTGAAGGCGACATTATTATAAGTCGGCGCACCGCCGGTCCGTTGCGTAAGCCCTGACGCAACGATGAGTAAGGTGAGGAGCGTCGTCCCCGACCCGCAAGTGTAGGCGAATTCCCTCGGGTCAGTTGCCCCCGTCAGGAACTGGACTTTGGTATCATAAGTGTGGGCCAATATTTACCCCCACTAATTCACTGCCACATCCAAATCATTTGTCGCAAACTTAAAAATATCTCCAGACAAAACCCGTTTAGCGTAAGACAACTTACCATAAACCAACATATTTCCACCAGAACCACTATCCACTACAGCAAAATCAGTTACAGTACCCCAAGTAGCTGAGGCCTCTACAAACTGAATAGCCATATTATTTGATAAAGTCCCACCAACAGAAGCCGCAGTCCAAGTATTACAACGTTTCCTAGCATAAGACCCACCAGAAACCTCACTCGGTAATGTACTTCCTGTGTCGTCATCTTCAACCGTAGCTTTACACAAAGCTATGTATAAATTAGTAGGAACAGAAAAAGAAGCAACCTTAAAAACATGGTCAAGAAGTTTGTTCTCCAGATAATCTGAAGCAACCCCCAACCCGTATTCCTGCGCCCCGATATCAGGAAATCCAATAACAGCATTCCCCTCATAATCCTGTGTCAAACCAACATCTACTCCGGCGTTGATACAAGGGGAAGTAGCTGTCAATTTATAGTCCTCGGGGTTACTCCCACCAGCGTTTACAAACTTTGGGTCTTCCCATTTCCCATGAGTATCCCATCCCGTAGCAGCTTTATAGGCGACAAAATCACCGGAATAATAGTTAGTAGTATTGATATGAGCAAATATCCTTCCCCCTGTGGCTTGATACCAGCAATTATTGTCCACGCTACTCATAAACGCAGAATTCGAGCAACCGAAGCAAGAATCCCCTCCTCCTGCCCCACTATAAAAATTAGCTGCGATATTATTTTTCACCGCTATTCCGCTTGAGCCGCTTCCGCCTATGGAAATTCCGGAAGTCCAACTCCAATTATTAACCGGATTAGTTCCGTAACAAGTGTTGTTATAGATGTTGCAATTTACAACATTGTTTTGAATCTGAATGGCGGCAGCAAAGATATTGATTATGACATTGTAGGAAATTTCAATATTTTGTTGGTCAGCACTAGCACCTGCCACATAGATTCCGTTACAATCAAGCGTTGATGGATAAGCATAATTCGACGTGGTATATAGGAAGTTCCTGGTGACCGTATGATCGGTACTTACTCCAGTAGCATTACCGTTGGACAAGTCGATTAGGCTATGATAACAGTCATAAACTTCATTCTCGGAAATGGTTATGTTCGATGTGGTCTTACCACTAGCTGTCGAGGTTCTTATGCCGTGAATGCTACAATCGTGGATTGTGTTGCCGATTATCTGATGATAACTTCCTCTGATTATAATACCCTGTCCCGCCCCGGAAACACTTTCTCCGCCATAAGATATCTGGCAATTTTGGACCGTATTATAGACAGCGTCGGTATAAATCCTAATTCCATTATCAGTAAAATGTCTTATGTCGAGACCATCAATAGTGATGTAAGATTGTCCGGTCGCACCAATGCAATATGCCCTGGTTGGTACTTCTACGCTTGTGTATCTGCTGTCTGGGTCGGTTAATGCATAGCAGTACATCGTTGTGCCGTTGGAAAAAAACTCATACTCCGCATCACAGGCATCGGCATTGGCCTGTTTGGTCCCCCATTTAACTGATCCGTCTGTGTTTACAAAATAGATTGATTTGTTGGGGTTAATACTCGTTGTGGCTTGCCAAATATTGCCGCTATAAACTGTCCATCCGGTAAGTTGGTCAGACCCATAAATCTTTGGTTTATTCCCCGTTCCATAGGCTCCAACCGTGAATGGATGACCCGATATACCATAGCACTCCAAGGCATACTGTTCTCTCCAGGTTCCTCCACGATTGAAAAGAACAGAGTTATCAGACTGGCTCCCAGATAGGTTGTCGGCCTTAGAGATAGTCAGCCAAGGACCGTCAGAACCACTTATAAAGGTAGGGTACAACCCATTATAACTATCGTTCCCGTCTACTTGCGAGACGTAATATGGAGTAGCCATGTCACTACCCCCGTAGTTTCGCTAAAAATTCTTCCTCTCTTATAATGCCTTTTTCAACTAACAACTGCCGGAGCTTTACTGCTTCCCTCAAGGCTAAACGTCCTTCAATAACCGGCAACTTGCTTTCAAAAGATTTATCAACCTGCTTTTCAATCGTTTCCATCATCTTATGGCGGTCTTGAGCTATCTGCTTCTGCAAATCTAACATCAATCCCATAAGAATCTCCAACTGTTCCTCAACCGTCCTCTGTACTTTAATCATCACTCCACTCGTTTCAGCCAATGGTGACAGCAGGAACTATAATAACCACTTCTAGAAACCAGCTTAAATGCCTCTCCACGCAAATACTTTAGCTGTAATCCAAGTTCTTCAGCCCTTTGACCATCGTGGACTACAACTCTATCAGATAGTTTAGTCGCCAGACGAATTGAAATATCTCTGCCAGGACCCCCGGTTACTTTACCAGGAGGCCCATCAACAAATACCATATCATACTTTCCATACAAAAGTTCTTCCGGCTCATCTACCCCTGACCATTTTCTCAAAGTAAGATTATTGTAACCAGGAATTTTCTTCTCCTCTATAAGTTTCAGCCACTCAGCGTCAGTCTCATAACTCACAACCTCAGCGAATTCAGATAAAAGGAGAGACGAAAGACCAGAACCAAACTCTAAGATTTTCTTAACTCCTTCCCGCTGAACGATATTCCGCAAGAATTCCCAATCCTTCTGAGAAATAGCCCACTCCCCCCAAGGAATTGCATACTTATGGGATGCGGGGTCTCGGCTGTCACTCTCGTCATACCCCTGAATATCAAGTAAACCGAACTCTTTAAAATGTTCACAGAGCCTTTGAGGGGTTGTGAAAACCTCAAAACCAGCCGCCTTAACCCTGCGACAAAAAGCAAAATCAGTCCCAAAATCAGGAACCCCAAACTTGTCCAATTCGAGAGTAAACGGACCGCCTCCCTTCTTCCACAGAGTCTCCATGACATTCCTCTTTACCATAATCATACCCGTTCCTACAACATCTACCTTTAGCAAGTCCACTGTATCATCAACGGAAGAAAAATCCACGGGAGCGTAACCTTCCTCTGTTGGATGCTTGACGAAGGCAACCCAGTTAATAGACCTACCGTATTGCCGAACTTTAGCAGGAAAACCTACAACATCTTTATTAGCAAATACCATTTCAGCCGGATTATGGTTTATCGGAATAATATCATCATCAATCTGAAGAGTGAAATCACAATCCGTATCCAGAAATCTCTTAGAAAGAATATTTCTGTTAGCAAAAATAGGATTATGCCAACAACGGTTAAGGGGTTCAAGAGTTACTTGAACCCCCGCCGTATTCTTCATCCTATCAAGAATAGCATACATCTCCCTCCTAAGCCAACCCTTGTTCAGTATAGCTACGTGCAATCCAATAGGCTTATCAGACACATCTCACTCCTTCCAACAAACATTAGGTCAAAGTAACGTCAATGTCACCGGTAGCAAACTTAGCCGTGTCTCCTGTACCAATCTTCTTGAACGTGGTCAATTTACCATAAGCAATCATGTTACCCTGAGCATACGTGGCACTGTCAACGATAGCGAAATCAGTAACAGTACCCCAATTAGTTGTTGCTTCAACAAAAGTAATGGCAATATTGTTCTGGGTAGCACCAGCCGCTGCCGTTTGCCACGTATTGCACTGCTTCCTTGCGTAAGCACCGGCATTAGCAACTTCAGTAGGAAGCGTCGAACCAGTGTCGTCTTCTGCAATAGTCGACTTACACAGGGCAATACACAATTTGGTAGGTTGAGTATAAGCCCCAACCTTAAATACATGGTCAAGAAGTTCAAGTTCCAAATAGTCGGAAAAACTGCCCATTTGTATAACCTCAACGGGTTATCTTTCTCTCACCTCTTTTTTGTTCGGCTGCTTGCAATAGCCGATGTAGCTTTCTGCTTCAACCTTTCCGCTTCATATTTTTCATGTTCCACTTCGTTCTTCACCGATTCTAACATAAGCAATCCATCCCATTCCCCTCTTGTCAGGTCATCAATTAAAAAGGTAGCCCCTACCTTGGTCAGTCCATATAGATACATCAAATGAAACAACCAAGGAAGCACTGCATTCACCCCTTCGATAGAGTACAGTTTGCTCTTTGATAAATTTCTCGGACATGTTTTGCAAACCTCCGAGTCTACCGATGTACGAAAGGTGTTGCATTTTTCCTCTCCAGGGCAAACCCTCTTTCCTGTATCCTCCGAAACTATAACTTTGGCGGCTTGCCGGAGTAGCTCGTTCAAAGCCCCTCCTTCTCAAGCCTCCTCTTCCTGCATAGACATACCAAACAGTTCTCGGATTGCTTCTCTCTTATGATAAGCATCAATCTTCGACTTCCAATCAGGTACATCCATCAAAGGCTTTCCCTGATAAGAATAACCCTCCGCAGAAGCGATTAACTTGTCAAACAGGTCAATCATCAACGGAGCATTGAAAGGAACCAGCAATTTGCTAACCCCTTTCTGCTTGGTACGTACAACCTGCATCCTGGCCGAAGCTCTGCTATAGCGGATATAATCAGATGATTCTGGAGGATTAAACGTGAAAACCACTGTGTGAGACTTACTCAATTGAAGCACATCAAAATTCATTGTTCTCGATGACTCACCCAAATCCAGCACAGTTTCTTCCACGGGATTCTCGCCCACATCCGTGCGGGAGAAATACAGAAAACCAGAGACCGCATTCAGTTTGTGAGATAACGGAATTCTAGTCTTCCAGTCCTCCAACCCCATCAGGTCCTTACCAGAAACCGCATACCCAGATACCCGAAGGATGAGCTTATCCCAGAGTTCTTCATCTTTTTCCTGTCCTGCTGCCGACAGTTCTACAATATCTCGGCCTTTGCTCAGTCCAAGTTGGCTCATCCCTTTAAAATACTCCAACCAGTCTTCGGAAGAGGGAGACCTGAAGTGATGAGTAACCACCACTACTCGGTCTCCTCTCTCCTCCCTCACTTTAAACCAACATTCAGGAAGCATCAATTCATACATAAAATTCTCCCTCCTAAAATATATTAAGAACCTTCCACTAGATAACTTCCAATCTTATTCTGAACCTCAACAGTACAGATAGGATTAGGAGTATCATTCGCATCATAAATAACACTTTCCTCATCAAACGTCACCGCGTAGGTGAAAATTCCATCACTCTCTTCGATAGGTAATGCACGATATTTAGCAGATGGAATACGAATCCGCAGGTAGTGTTTATAAGTCGTACCTTCCGTGAAGTCACCGTCGCATCTTAAATCCAGAGCAACTTCCGTTCCAGCTAAGAAATCAGCCAGTAAATCGTCATCTGCCGCCACATCCAAAACAAAACTAGGTAGAATAGACCTGCTTCCAATTTCCATACGACCACGGTACAAACCACTACCAGGGAAATAACCACGCGCTTCTCTTGGATTGTTGTTAATCGCCACCTGCCAACTGCGAATACGGGTACTGATATCCTCTGAGGAATCACCCATCTTAATAATTGCAGCGTTTGAGGACAGATAGGCCAGTGTGGGCATCGAAGGCTTAACCATAGTATTAGTAGCTGTCATACCACTACCAATCATCTCGATAGCAACAGACAGCTGCTCAAATCCTTCTGCCGAAATCGTCACACTACCTACAGCCAGCGCATATAACAATCTCTCGATACCAGCACTCACATATTCAACAACAGACGTAACAGGAAGTTGTGCCGTGGCTTCCGTAACGGGGCTAAAAAATGTCATTGTATGCAGATACGTGTTAGCCGCACCTACCGGATTAGGCTGAGTCGTAACAACTTTACCCAGAGCAAACGCCAATGCCCAACCCAGAATGGTCGAACTACCATCCAGCGTCCTAGAGAAACGCACATCCCTGGCGACTTCCCACATAGCAGTAGTGAACTCATGACCCTTCCCGTAGGCTTCCTTATCAGAGCGTATTTCCCTAGTAATCTCAGCAATCGAAGCCTCTCTGATAGGATGCATAAGAGTAATGTCAGTGTTTTCAAGAACATCATCATAATCCTTCTGCTTCTTGGTAGAAAACGCCCACCACATATCCTCCACTCGTTGAGCTTCATATCCTGGCAGCGTCATTTCTCTTCATCCTTAAATAAAAAAGATACAGTTTTCTTCTCGCTCTTTTCTTTCTTTTCTTTTTCTGGAACAATGTCCGCAAATTCTTTCAACTTCTTGTTATAAGTATCCACATCCACTTCCACCGTTTCACCTGAATGTAGTATAATCGAAGTTGAGGGGGTAGTTACACACAAATAACCCATAGGTGGCCTGAGTCTGACCTTGACTTTCTTTACGTCAACCATACTTCCTCCTACTTAAAAGGGCTGTCCAACAAATCTTTCTCCCTTAGGCCTGTATTCTATACGAGCTTCCATCATAAACCCTTCCCTTTCCTCATCCACAACAACGTCAAAAAATGAAGGTTCATCCAACTCTTCCATACCAGGAATTAACGAAATTTCGTCACCTAAATTGTTCTCAAATAGAGTCTTAAAAACACCCTCATACATAGGCAAAATACCAACCTTAGGCGGGTTAAGCCCTGGGGTATTCCCCAAAATTGCATCCTCCTCACCATAATGCATAACCACTAGCAATATAAGATGCATGCTGTTCATAATATACTTCTGATTCGCCGGATATGTAACAGCCTGTGAGAAAGATGGACTGATAACAATAGCATGGTGATTAAAAGCAGGAAGATTACCATGACGATATTTCCTGACAGTAACTATTTCCACATACGTCAGATAAGCAGAACCCTCCAACGTCGACTTAACCGCCGCGTAGGTACTAGCAGGAAAAATAGGCACTAATCCTCCTCAACCATCTTCATCCGTAAAGAAGACTGCTGAACGGCACAAATCAAATCCTGTATCACCACAAAAAACAACTCTGAATCCGAATGTACACTTTCAATACATATACCTGAAGGATAGGATGCGGATACCAAAATTTTGTTACCAGCCAAAATTGTCCTAATCTTACGGGACAATTCATAACTGTACACCTCAGCCAATTCCTCTCCTTCGCTGATATCCCTCACAGGAGAAACAGCCAGGATAAGCTGGGTTACAACTCTCCACTTCTTATTCATAAAACCCGTCACCACATCTGAAGCCGAAAACTCTCCCAGTGTAATAAACTTATCCCACCCAGGGACTTTCTTTAACGAACTTTTCAGTACGCCCTCACAGTATCCATCCAGGGGTTGACTGGCTTCCATAGCCGCAGTAAAGATTTCATACAAAGCCTGTTTGTGCTTCAGAACAGTAATCGGCATCTTTATCCCTTAATAACACATGTCGTATTTTTAATCGACCTAAAACCAGCCATCATAGCCAAGTTCATCTCTTTAGTCATAAGTTCATCCACATTTCCAGCACAGGCAGCAAATAAATCCTGGGGATGCTGACCAGCAACCTCAGACCGCACGTATACCTCACCTTCCGTGTCTCTCCAAACCAAAAAGGGAGCTTGGATAGGTCTAATGGGCTTGTGTCTAGGACCGTACAAACCAGTTCCACCAAGCACAAACAAAGGATAAAAAACCCTCCCAGGCCATTCTGTCTTTTTCCAACCATAAGCAAAACGCCAACCACCATTAGCTGCTATGCGTGGGTCCCAAGAACGGACCATCTTTTTCATCAAACCAGTTTGTTCAGGTGTAACATCCTGCAAAAATCTCTCCGTCGTTCTCATTATCCTAGGAAGTCGAGAATCAAGCATCTGAACTGCTACCTTCCACGATCTCCCCGCAACATCCGGTGGAAAATCAAGACCTGTGTGACCATGCCAAATATTCATTATCCCTGACCCGTTTCAAAGAAATCTTCTCCACGAACTTCCTGAATCGCAGCCTCAGCCAGGCTGTGCATATCAGCCACAGTCGGCATCTCAGACAAGCTAGGAAACACTCGCATATACACTCTAGACCAAACACTCTGCTGACCCTCTTCGGTAATCATACCAGCAGGGATAATACCCTTGGCCAGAGTAATAAAATTAGCTGCCATATCCATAATTTCTTTAGCAAACGATTTAACTTCAATATCAACGGTACGACCGATATTAAACGACTGCAAAGTACCCGCCTGTGTCGTTGGAGCAGCAACAGCAGGTAAAGCTAGACCAACCGTCATCAGGGCTTCAGCCTTTACCAGTCGAAGTTTGTTCGACATAGACATACTTCCATCTGGATACGCAGTCTGATAGACCGTATCAGTAATCAAATCCCGCATCAAGAAAGAAGTTAGCTCAAGGTAAAACACAATCGTTCCCTGAGCCACCCTATCAGAGAAGTTACCCGCGCTTCTAACGTCTGTCTCATTAGCCAGAGTAGTTAAAGACATCCGGCTGACCTATACAAGACTATTTTTTCTCAACCGATTTAACTGCTTCCTTACCAACAGCCATTTTCAACTCATCTCCAATCTCTACATCCTCTGTTAAATCTCCCATAAGAACTGCTGCCGCCCTCTTTTCTCTTTCAGCTGCTTGCATCTTAAATCTGCCAATAATAGTTTTCTCCTTCTGTTCACAGTCAGCTAGATTAAATTTCTTAGCCTTCAGACCATCCGCCAGTTCCTCAGGAGTAGGCCTTCTGAAGATAGACTTTTTGTAAACCTTCAGTTGCCAGCGAGCAACCTGCTCATCTGTCTTTCCTTCAACCTCCTTTAAGAAGTGTTCAGAAAGCGCAAAAAATTCTCCCACTCGCAATAACTTACCACCTGTAGTGAGACCATCAATCGTGCAAATCGCAATCATGCAGAGACCTCCATGTAATTTCCCTCCACCCACCCTACCTCCCACAAGGAGAGGTCGCAAAGGAATTAACGGCTCGTTAGAGCCAATTCCTCACAAATTAATGAGTCAAATCAGCAAAAACCACAGCTTCGGGCTGTAACAGGACCGGGATAAAATTGTATTCAATCAGAACAAACCGGCCTGACGGGTCACTTGTCTGCCACGTCTTAGAGAACTTACCAGTATGATTTCTAGGAGCGTCCTCATCAGCCGACAGCCCTTCCAACAGCACAAAAGTATCCGGTGCAGCTTGGGCCAGCATAATCAACTCAGCATCACCAATGTGGTTGACAAAAACATCAGAGTCATTGACATATCCACCATCGTAGACATGCCAATTCAACCCAAGCAACCCAGAAATACTACCAGTACGGAAATACTCTTCCTTGTTCTTGTCAGTAAACCAAGTCTTAATAGCTGTGTTCTTCCACAGATACTCCATGACAACTGAATTAATATAAACATCGGAAGCAGCCATCCCACAATCTGCGGCAATCAACTTCTTCCACGCCTTCACATCACCGATAATATCGGCTGTAGTAGATGACCACGAAACACCAGTTGTAGGAGTATGCGTCCCAGGAATACCCATGCTGACCACGGCCTTAACATCAGGTTCATTAACAGTAATCGTCCCCTTGAGTGCTTGCCAGCAATAAAGTTCGACAAGTCGCTCAAGCCTGTTATTCAGGTCTTGGGTCTCCCGACGCACACAGGCCTCTGCATTATTCTGGGCCAAATTCCCAGGTTCTCTCAGCCAACGAAGAGTCGTAGGCTCAAAGGCTTTCTTCTCTCTAACATAAATAAAAGAAGCTGTTTTCGTCCCGACTCCCGCCTGCCCGACAATCTTACCTTCCCTGTTCGGGAGAGTAGGATGTGCGATGTACCGATTACCAGAAACAACATCCCATTTAGCCACCGTGTTAGGATGACTCTGCCGATTGAAAAAGGCAGTCGCTACGTGGTCAGGCGGAGCCACATATTTCTGGATTAAACCAGTCAAAACAGTCTGCTCAAGAATTGCTAGTTCAGGCATTGTTTATCCTCTTACCAGATTCCTACTCTCACCTTAGAAAATAACCGCATCAGCCGCAACAATATAACGACCCTTGATGTCATCCAGAATATAACTCTTCCACAAAGAAGCGGCGGAAATCACCGAATACTTAACAGCCCCACCAACCACAACCTCAATAGGAACAGCAGCAGAGGTGGAATCACCAGGGATTCTCACAAACCCAATAACAGGAGTATTAGTACCAGCCTTATACTTGTAGGTAGCCGTCAAAGGAAGTCCAGTACCCAGGTCCGCAACCAGAGTGAGAACACCAGTGGCATAGTCAAGACTATAGTCCGTACCTTCTGCTTTGGTAACACTGTTAATCTTAACTGTAACCGAACCAGCAATAATTTTATTGTGGTCTAGGGCAAACACAAACTCATCTGTAGCCGCAGTACCAGTAAAAACCGCTTCATCCGTAACCTGGGTCTCACCACTCACATACTTAATAAACTCACCCGTACCTGTGTTCCAGGCAATCGGATCACCAACAACCACCGCACCTTCTGCCGCTTTCAGAACTCCTGGAACCTGATAATAAGGAAGCGTGGTAAAAGCCAACAGTTCCTTAATAGTGGTGATTGCTACATCAACAACACTCGGAAGTTTAATACTAGGCATTGTTCATTACCTCCAAAGATTTCCCCTCACTCATCCTACTTAACACGGCCCTCAGCCTTGGCCGCCTCAATCTGCTTAGCCAGTTCCGCTTTAGTTTTGTCATCAGCTTGCGGTTCATACGCCACACCCGTCTCACTTAACTCAACCAGAGTCTTCTTCATGTCCCTACGAGCTTTTGCCATCTCAGTAAAAACCTCTGGAGATTTCTTAAACATTGATAGGAACACGTCTTTCTCAACCGGAAGAATCCGACCCTCCGACAGAAGAGCAGCAACTTCCTTATCCGCTTTGAGGTCAGTTAACTGCTTCTCAGCATCAGAAAGTTTGGACTCAGCCATTGAGAGAGATGCGACCTTCTCAAGCAATTTCTGGACCAACTCAGGAATACTGAGGCTATCCGCAGCACTCAGAGCAAGTTTCTCCTTAATCTGCTTGAGCAAGTCCTCACCGAGAGAAACAGATTTACTATCAACCAGTTCACCCTTATCAATCCTATCATGCAGAGTCGTAAGTTCCTCCGCACCAGAAAGTAGAGTAGCCACATCCAAATCGTGTTTCTCTTTTAAAACCTTAATCAGTTCATCTTTTGTAAGGTCAGGCATTGTTTCATCAACCTCTTCTTTTTCCTTCTCACTCATTACTAAAGGCAGATATGAGCTACCATCCGTCGCATCAAAACCAGATAAAACCGCATTGAACCCTGACATGCCTTCAATGTAAGGATGATTCACCAGAGCGACGTGTTTAACTACCGCCCCCAACTCATCGCCGGTTTGTTTATCCTTATAGTTCAAATCTAACCAACAACTAACCCCAGGAACCGAGTCCTTATTCATTTCAATTCTCTCATTGATAGCTTCATCGTCACAACTAAACACAGCATCCAACCCACCAGAAGTCTCAATAAAGGACTTAATTTTACCAGTCTTATCCTTAGGATTATCCGAATGAGTCAGTGTCACCGGAGCTTCATCAGGAACACCAGAATTGAAATTAGCAATAATCTGCTTAACCACATTAGGAGTAATATCAAAAGTAATATCTTTATTTTCAGGATGAATCCAAGTTCCAAATTTGAGAATCTGCTTCCTCCACAATCTAACGCCCTTCTTCTTAGCAAATTGTGAGGCGTAACCCTGATTGTCTGCAAAGAGGGCATAATGCTCCATAGTACCAAAATCCTCCTCAGACAGTTTTCCCGCCTTGGCCCTTCTCCACTGGGCGTAACACATCGCTTGAATCTGGTTGGCTTCCCTATCAGGAGAAGCCTTCGTTTCAAACGAAATACAGCGAGAAACAAAATCCTGTTGCTTTTCGCCTTTATTTGGAGTTGGAAGTGGCATTTAAGTTCTCCAGACCTTCTAAGATACCCAGGTAATAATCAACATCACTCAGTTTGAATTTCTTTCTCTCCTGCACATCCATCCCAAGAGCTTTTGCAATCCTGATAAGTTTAGCAAGAGCAGCCCTTTTTGCTGAAGCTGGCGCATGTACCTGATTAACACGGGCCATCGCATTCCGCACATGCGCTTTGTCAATCTGACCATTAGCGTTCTTGTAAGGAAGTAGCCGTTTAGACCTGGGAACCGTCTTACCTTCCTTATCCTTCTTTCCCCCAGGAAGAATAATCAGAAAAGCAGAATCGGGCAAATCATTCACTGAAGCTGACTTCCACTTAGCCAACTGAACATCATCACCTTCAGGCATATCAAAACTCTCAATCAGAGACCGTAAAATGGTTTTCTTCGCATAAGCCGACAATTCATTAAAACCATAATTCTCTGAAAGAAGTTGAGCCTTTGGGTCAGAAGGTGTAGCCGGTTCAAACCTCCCACCACGTTGCTTGCAAATGCTTGAAGCCGAACTAACCGACATCGTAGCGGGAAATCTAATGCTCCTGACTACTTCCTTACCGTTTGGCCCTGTACCAGTAACCACCCAAACCTCTCCAAACGGTGTCTTCGCTCTCTTCGACTGGATATTACCTGTAACCTTCTCGTTAATCATACAGGAGTGCTGATTTCGGAACGGCATTCACCCTCTCCTATTGAGATGCCAAATCACCGTCAGATTCTTCCTCATTCGCCCCTTTAGTCGTACCCGGACCTCCTTTTTTACTGTTTGGTGTGGCTTTTGTCTCAATATTCTGTAGCGCAGCGCGTTCTTTCTCTATCCTAGCCTGTACTGCTACATAGTCAATCTCCAACCCCAGTTCCTCAGCAACCTTCTTTTCCAACTCCAGAACCATCTCGGCACTAACCTGCGGGAATCTCGCAGCCAGAATGGTCTTGAAGGTGTCCATGATAGCTGTTCTAATTGTATCAGAGAATGGAGTAAAGGTCAATTTCGGGTACTTATCCGTACCAAAATTCCAGTCAATCAACTGAGGAATGACCTGAGTATTGAACACATCAGCAACATCAAACAGTAACGACATGAGGGACATAAGGAATAAGTCGCTCTGGTCTGAAGATAAAGCATAACTGCCTCCTCTACCCTCCTGACCTAGATTCATAAACTGAGTCAAGAAAACCCTAGACATCATACCATCGTGATGCTGAATCAACCCCAGAAACTCGGTCAATTTCCTACCACTTTCAAAAGAATCAATCTCGCAAGTGTTAGGAAATGTCATAACAACCGTAGTCCCTAGAGACTTTAAAGCGTCTCTAAACTTTTCCAGTTCTTCCTTCCCCAAGTTCTGTGGGTGCTTACCAATCCTTATGGGACAGGCATTCAACTGATAAGCCAAGTGAGCAATCGCATACAACTTGTGTTTTTTATCATAATGATAAAATACCGGATAAAAGTCACTCTCTCCCTTATATGGGTTCTCCTCTGGGTTATAAATAAAGTAGGCAATTTTCTCTTTATCCCATTCCACATCATACCTCTTCCCCTGGAAGGAGGTCTGTTGTCTAGCCCCTTTAATAACCCCTCTTTCATCATAGATAAAATCCGTACAGAGAGTGCTTCGATAAGCCAGTCTCTTCAACCATATCATGCCCTCCCTCTGCTCCCATACCTTCTCAAAAATCTTATATCCGTCTCGAATAGCCAAAGCCATTCTACTAATAATCGTCTGGATAGCTGTATCCATACCACCAGAAGCGGGTGGACCTAAAAGATTTTTCTTAATAAATTCAGCCTCTTTAGTCCCGCCTTCGGCTTCCTTAACAGTGGGTCTGGCCATCTTAATAGGATATTTAATTGCATTCAAGATACCCCTGGCCTGACCGTCACACTTGGTCATCTGAATGAGTTGGTCTAAAGTAATGTCTCTCCTGTCCAAGACCTCATCTTGGAGATAGGTCATCATATCGGTAACCATACCGACAGTACCAAACTCAGCCAGAGTGTTCTTAGGTGGTTCTTGTTTTACATCCTCAGGCATTTTTACAGTCGTTTCTGCGTTCATAAAATCCTCCTAAATCATGCAGTCCAAAATTCAACCGATCCCCACATCTCAGATTTCACACAGTTATTGACAGCACCAGCAACTGCATCACTACCATCCTTTCCTCCGCCCTTTCTGTGCTCAATTTTACGTCCTTTAAAATCAATCAAAAAAGGAATTTCGTCGTCCACCAAATCGGAGATATAATAGGAAACAAATCTCCCCTCGTACATAGCATCCTGCCATGTCTCATAAGCCTCCCTAGTCCTATCAACTGATTGGTCATCAACCACAATACCCCTTGCCTCCAATGACTGTTTCATCTGGACCGATTGATAACCATCAAAAGTAATTAACTCAACTTTGAACCCACGAGCATCAATAAAGTCTAAGATACTATCCCTAACCACCTCAAAATTAACCTCTCCCCCAGGATGAGCTTTGAAGTACATCAGACAATCAAGACGAACATGGGGCAAATCAACAATAATAATTTTAGTCTCTGCTTGGCCCTCTTTATCCTCCCTAACTTCTACCTGTCTCTTCTCCACCTGGAATGCGTGACAAAAAGCCACAGCAGCCCTATCTCGGTTCTTAGCTAAATCCACATGACCAAAACGGTAGAAATTATCTTTACACACAAACCAAGACTTCAATCTACCAGTCGTTTCATCCACAGGGCATTCAAATTCCGTCTTAAAGCTCCTCTTCACTGCTGCCATATTCTTAAAGAATGCATCCTCAGCAATACCTGGGTCGCAAAGAATTCTAGCCTTATACCTCTCTGGGTTTTCTTCCAACTCTCTAACAAAATCCGACTTCTTCCGTATAGGATTAATTTCAAACGTCGCACCTTTACTTACGTAGACATGATGCTTGTCTTTACCTTCCTCATATTTAGTCGTAATGAAATCACCATTGAACCTAGGAAAGGACAACAAGATGACTTTCCCTGCCTGTGGAAACCTAGTGATAACTGTACTTTTCGCAAAATCATACAAAGAAGCCGCTGACTGCGGCACATTCTTCCTGAGTTTCATCCTCTTAATATCAGCCACTTCTTCGTCTGTCTTGAATGCCGCAATCTCATCCAGAACAACAGCAATCAAATTAAGACCTTCTTGGGCCTCCGCTTCAGAATGCCCACTAATAAGATGAATAGCCTTATCAAACTTAATCTCCGACCTGAATGCCTGCGCCCGATTCCTGAAGAATGGAGATGTCGAGATGTACTTCTTCAACGGTCCAAAGAATACATTAGCCGCTTGCTCTTTCGTAGTCGCCGTATTTAGCATATCAATCCGCTCAACCCCACACGGCATATCAGGATGGTAGAAGTAGGCCTGAGGATTTTTCAACGCTAGAAGAAGATAAGCAATCCTCATAAGAATAATGCGAGCTACAAAATCCTTCCCAGACCCTTTACCCCAGAGAAAAACACACTCATCAACCTGACGGTGCTTTCTCCATTTCAACAACCTCATTTCCTCATCCCGATAAATCTGAGTAGCGTAAGTCACCGCCTCAGCCTGACGAGAGGATAAAGGAGGAAGACTCAAATATCCCTTATCTGTAACGAATGTTTGCAGAGGAACCGGCTCAAATTCAAAGACAGAACTAGCTGTATCAACCTCATTCCTCATCCGAGACAAGGCTCGATCAAAAGGATGAGCTAACTCAATCAGCTGCTTTTCCACCACCTGCATCTAAAAACCCCTTATACAAAGCGTTGCCAAGAGAAAATTGCACCTTCCGTATATAAGATGGAACATCCTCCATCACACATTCCACTCCCCAACCATTCTTTACCAGGCTAGCCACAAAGGACCGCAGTTTATAGAAATCCGATGTCACAATATGGACTCTAAAAATCTTCGTTCCCATAGTATTCGGCTCAACCTCATCAGTCATTAGCCCACGAACCACAATCTGAGCAAACCCCTCCCCTCCCAATTTAGACGCAAACTCAGGACAGGTGGCGATCTTAATTTCCCTACCAAACTTATTACAAAAACTGTCTACTATCCCTGAAACTCCGCTTTTCCAAATCCCACTGCTCAAATCCCATACCAAGTTGAACTTCAAATTCCGCTCTGCATAAGACAAAAGCATCGGCCTCAGTTGTTTTAGAATATGAGTCGTATAGAGAGTTTTATCGTCAAAAGGAGAAACATAAACCGACAATCCTCTTTCCGTCAGAATTGAGAGAACAAGCTCATGCAATTTCCAAAAACCATCCTCTGGATTCATGTCCACCTTAGAAAGATACGAAAGAGTCCGTGACGAGAATAGAATAAATCTCGTTCCACCAACCATATTCTCCGAAATCCGATTGGCAAAGTATCGAATATCCGAGACAGAATAATAGGTCAGATAAGGCACAGTAAAGAGCAAAGGCACAGACAAAGGAACAACATTAAAATTTAGTTTCTTTTCAGCCACTACCTTACCAGATTCCTTCACCACAAACACAACCTCAGCAGAGGACTTGAGATTCAAGAAAAACCGATTCCAAGAATGGCGGCTCACCGTCGCCCCATCCCCACCAACCACAACATCAAAATCAAACGGCTCCAAGTAACTACCCTTCAGTATAAATTCCAGATACACACCTGTACCGGACAGCCACGACTCCCTGCGCTCCAAAAACGACGAATCAATATCAACCTTATCTCCATTGATACAAACATCTACCCGAATTTTCACCCGACTCCTCCCACATACCAGTTACCCTCTCTCCTCAACCAAGTCCCGTAACTTTGTCAGCAACTCCTTCCTAGAGTATACATCAGCGACGGACTTTTCAGCAATATCTACAACCTTCTCAAAAAATAGCAACCTAGATTGTTTTTCCAAGGCTGCCGTATGCAGTTCAGCTAACGAAACTCTTAACCACTTGGTCAAGAGTTCTGACGCTTTCTCTTTATTATCCCCCCCAATTTGGGTGATCTCACCAGCCTTCAAGACTGCAACATAGGCATCAGCCACTCGGTCAATGAGGATTTTATGAAACACAGTGAGGGTTCCTACCTTAGCCAGGAACTCCTTTTCTGCGTCTTGAGTTATTGATTTATAGGCAGACTCATAGGGACCATAGGCTTCTTTAGTGTTTCGACTCAGCACCTACCGACTTCCCTTTACCAGTCAGTAAGTTAAATACATCTTCTTCATTTAATGACTTCCCTGTTCCAGTACGACCAGCCTCTGCTCCTTTAACCAGTTGGACCACATTCGCAAAAAGCAACTTGGCCTGTACACCCCCTTTAGTCGTCAAACGCATCCCTAAAAGTTCATACACACTCTTAATTATTGCTAAATATATTGGAGAACGTGAATCACCAGACCTCAAACCAACCTTCAACCTATCCGTCAGTACATCTAAAAATCCCGACAAGAAGATAGAAAAATCCGGCTGCATTGACCTATACTCATCGTAATACGAAATCGCTCCAACAAAATCCCCTTCCACCAGAGAATCAATGATAGAATCAAAGACCATCAGATTCCCATAAAGCCCCCGAAGAACATCCGACGAGATATTACCATTACCCACAACCGCAGCTTGCTCCAACATCATCAGCAACTCCCTAAAATTGTGGTCAGCTATCATGTAAAGTTTTTTTACAATGTCCTCCGACTCACACAAAATCCCTTCAGCCTGGAGGAGTTTAGAAATGTAAGGAAATACCACATCCCATTTTAGCGACTTGAAGCGGAATTCAATCAACCTACTTCTTACAGTCTCTATAACCTTATCTGTCGCTGTAGTCACCAGAATAAAGAATACCCTGTCCAATGGCTCCTCAAGCAACTTGAGTAAGACATTAAATGCCTCGCGGGACATAACATGGCACTCATCAATTAAAACAACCTGGTAAGAACTAAAAGCATATGAACTTAATCGCTGCCTTAATTGTCGAATATTATCAACTAAACCAAAAAAGGCTGCGTCTATTTCTAAAATCCCTCCCGTACCTGTTATAATATCCTTACACGATTTACACATCCCACACGGTTCCACCCCCACTCGACAATCACAGTTTAAAGATGCCCCTATTATCCTAGCAATTGTCGTTTTTCCGACTCCACTCGGCCCCCCAAACAAAACTCCAATAGGCAGAGTTTCTCCTTTATCAAACCAGTTAGCCAGAACTTTTTGAAAGAATAGAACCACATGCTCTTGCCCAACTACACCGCCAAATCCACGAGGCCGCCAAGAAATATTCCACTGACTCAATCCAACCTTCCTTCAACTTTAGTCATCAGAAACTCTCCTGCACCGCCCAATCTTTTACCCTGTGTAAACCCGTTTTCTCAACCAGAAACTTCTTTATCCGACGAGATGAAACCCCAGGAAGGAGACCAACTAGGGCAAACCTAATCCCTACCTCATGGCTCATATAGATATTCAGAATAATCGTAGGAGCAACATCGGCAGAAACCTGAACATCAATATACTTGATTTCTTTCAAATCAACCAACTGCCTCCACGCACCAGAAAAATATCTTGTTTCTTTATTCCGCACAGTAACCTTATCAGCTTCATCAAATTTGATTCTGTACTTTGCCCACTCCGCAGGAGAAATGTCAGTCTCAACCCGGTAGGAACTAACCAGATCGCTCCACGTAGGTTTCATATTTAGTAACCACAATACATTCTGATACTCCAACGGCTGTAACTCAGAACAAAATTTAGACCAACTATCAGGGGATGGTGTGCTTCTTAAACCAATACCGATATAATCAAATCCTCCATACCAGTTTCCATTATCGTGATTACTAAAGAAGTGAATCTTATTCACTGCCAGGGGGACCCCGCTCCTCAAACCAGCCCTGCTTATGTGTGCCGTCCAGTAAGCATTGGGAACCGTATCCAATCCTTTAGAAACCCTGTACTTCACTACAGCCCAAAAGAATGCTTCCTGTTCGTTATAGAGAGTCTTTGTCAGTTCACAATTATCCATTGTAGGAACAATCTTGACTTTCTTCATATCCATCTCCCCTGATTTAATCTTCTTCCACAACTTCAATAAAGTCTCTTTCTTGACCCCCCTGTCAACAACATCCCATATAAACTCCTCATCTTCGGTCTTCTCTCTGAGCATATAATCCCAAGAATAACCAGTCTGCTCCATATATTTTTCAAGTCTAGGGATGCACTTATCATCAAACCCCGAATAGAATGGCCTATCAGATTCCTCTGCTGCCAGAGCAACTGCTTCAGCAAACCGAGTATCTCCAATATGCATAGCCTGAGAAACCCGCATAAATTTATAATTGCGTTTCACCCCGTACTTCATCTCAATACCGAGTTCTTTCAACCTGTTGTATACCTGTTTCCAATCAATATTGTCTTGTAGAATCGTAGGACTCTTCCATTGTAGCGGGGTGCAAGCCTCCACAAAAAGCGGAGTCCACGAAGCCCTAATCTTTAATCGAGACCTAGCTCTGTTCTTCATATCCACAACCTTCTTTAAGAGAGAAAAGAACTCCTCAAAATCTTCCCAAGTCTCGTCCGTATTTGCAATCATAAAAAACTTGGCCCTGTCAAAACCAGCCTCAATCGCAATCTTACAAGCCTTCAGAATCTCCTCCTCAGAAATTCCCTTCATCATTCTATTCCTAAGTCTTTGAGAAACTCCTTCCACTCCCAGAGCCACTTGATTCATACACAATTTCCTCAGGAAAATATCAAATTCTTCGTCGCTTGCAAAAGCATCTATCCTCATGGAAAGAGGGTCAACATACCGGCTGTGCTTGGCAAGTTCGTTAATTAACTTGCGTTTGTGTGAGTAGTACGCAAATTCCGTTGCGATAGGACATAACGAAACCGCCCCAGAGTTTCGCTTATTCGTAGTCAGAGCTTCAACCATAACTTCCACAGACCGTTCCCGATATGGACGGTACTTCCATCCGATACCACAAAAGGCACACATCCCACGACAACCCCTGGAAATCTCCACTTCACCCAGACCCATCGTATTATCAGTATAGGAGAGAATTGGCTTCGTGTACTTAGGAACCGCATCCAGATTTTTGCATTTCCTAACGACAAACTTCTTGGGAAACTTGGACGGAGCCGATGTCCATCCTGTAAACTTTTCTTTCTCATAGTGAGGAGTGTAGAACCTGGGGCACATGATATAAGGGAAGTTAGGTTGAATAGCATCTAGAACCTCCGAATTTTGTAACCCATGGCCCCTCAACTCCATAATGTAATCCAATAAATGCAAAACCCCTCCATCTTCTTCATCTTCAGCGTCACCAAAATAGATTATGTCAACTACAGGAAACACCAACCCAAAGTTACCATAGACAGACGAACCACCAACCATGATTAAAGGATACTGCCCTTCATCAGAACGATCTTTCTGAAGAACTGGAATCCCACTAAGTTTCAACATTAGGGGGAAATTCCACCAGACCGGAACATAACTAAGGGAGGTCATTATCATATCGTAGCCCCCTGCACTGTGCTTTGATTCCACACCGAACAGAGGAATCTGATATTTACGGAAAAGTTTATAGTGTTCCTCTGTCTCAGGTACATTGGCCCTCTCCATCAGAACTTCTCCTGGTCGCCACTCATTTATAATCTGATAGAGAAGTGGAACAGTTTGATTCCCACGACTATCCTGATACCGCCATAGCATCGAGAAAAGAATCTTATATTTGGCTAAACCCCAATCCTTATGAAAACTCCCGTCTTCTTGGCCTAAATATACGTGCGGCAAATCGCCAAAATCAAACTTGTGTCGGGTTAAAAAATCTTCAACTTCCTCAGGAGACCGTATTATCATCTAGTAACCTCTTGACAACCGGAGCCAGAACCTCAAATCTAACCCACAAGTCGGGATTGTAACAAACTGCTGCCGGATGAAGACTACAGATAGTGTGGAATCCTGACCTATGCTCAAACAGTTCACCATGATGATGAGACGGTTTCTTGATACCGTTTATAAAATAATTTGGCTGCGTCCCACATACCATAACGACCTTCGGCTTCAACTGAACCAAAGTCGGTATTAAAAATCCCTTAACACAGGTCTTCACCTCTTCCTTAGATAAAAACCTATCCTCTCTGGTATGACATAAGCACATATTTGTGATGAAACAACCTTTACTCCGTGACACGCCACACAATTCCAAAAACTTATCCAGCACCTCACCAGCAGGTCCAACAAAGGGCTGCCCTAGAATATCTTCGTTCTTACCTGGGTTCCTACCAACAACCAAAAAAGACGAATTTAAATCTCCCTCACCAGGAACCGGTCGGGTACACTCATGCCTAGCGGAACAGGCTTCACAGCCCCACACCGCCTTCTGATAAATTGAATACCATTCTTCATGTAGCATAGTCTTCCATAGCAATTTTTAAAAGCATAATTGCGTCTGCTTCATTATCATCTAAAATTAGATGGCCTATAAATTCGGAAGCCGCCTTCATCATCATGTCTTTAGATGCTTTACCACTTCCCGCAGCCCGCTTCTTCAGTGTCATCGCGTTCATACCAGCGTAAGGAATACTCTTCATAGCACATTGTTCCTGTATCCTAGTATACATACCCAATAAAACTTCAAGAGCAGGACCACGACAAGCAAACATCGTCTCATAAACAACCATATCTGGAAACACATTAATCAACATCTCAGATAACCATTTATTAAATCTGATAAACCGCATCCCAGGACTTTCTCCCCTCCGCAAATCAAACATCTGCACCCCACTTTCAACCACAGAACAAGGAGTTGATACTGCCCATCCACAATGAGTCCCTAAATCTAAAGCCAAAATTTTAAACGGTTTAGTAGAAAGCCTAATAAGTTTAGCGTTTCCCGTCAGGCTCACTTCGCTCATCTTTCTTCTCCTCAACCCAAGGGTGGATGGGAGTTGTTCTCCCCAAACACTCGGGACAGATACAGGACATCTCAAATACAGGTTGTCCAGCCGTATCAAATCCTTTAAAACTTTTCACAAAACAAGGTGTAAAACCAAACCTTTTATTATCCACTCATTTCCTCCGTCACTATCGTCTTTCCTTCCTCTTGTCTAAACAGATACAATTTGTCAGCGTATTTACCGAAAGCCATCGAGTGAATCATCAGGATAATTTGAATGTTTAACTTATCGCAAAGCTCCTTCAACAGAGCCGACATCCTCTCGTGATACTGGTCAGAAAGATGCACAAGAGCCGTATCCATTATCAGCACATCACCAACCCCCTGACCTCTCATTACCACCATGAAGAAAAGCTGAAGAAGAATGCTCACAACCTCTGCGACTCCCCCTCCCTTAGCGTCTGCAATACCACAAAGGCTGCCTTCCACTTCGATAAAGAAATCTACTCTGATATCCTTACCGTCAAGAGACATGGCAGGAACGAAAATCCCATGACCACCAAACACCACCACCAACCCATAGTTAACAAATTTGCTAAGTTTATCCAACAGGTCTTTCTCATGTGACCCACCCAAAGACTTAAACAACTCAGCTACCTTGAGAAGAGTCTCGTTAGACTCTCTCTTATCCTCCATAGTCAGATCAAGACGAACCATCGTTTTCTCATTAACGTCCTTCTCAATTTTATTTCTAGTAATAAGGCTAGAAATAAACTCCAGCCTCTTTTCCAAGTCGCCTAATTCACTCATTTTTTCAACAAGGGGAGAATAGCTGTACTATCCTCCGACGTAATAAGAAAATGATTCTTGTTGAATCTAAAATTGGCTGATTCCTTCCTCACAGAAGCTAACGCAGACAGTAGCATTTCGTAGTGAATCCCAAGCGTTCTATCTGTCTTATCTCCATTTAAAGTGATAATAAGCACCTCTGAACTGGAATTCCCGTCCTCATCGACCCCATTGATAGTCAAAGTTGTAGGAGTCACATGAAACCAGATTCGTTTGTTAGAAAAACTACCGGTAATAGCCACTCTCTCAACAATCCGGCGAAGCAATCTGACTTCAAAAGTGAAATAGGGAAGTTTATGATACTCCATACTCAACTTACCGTAGAAATCCAATAAAGGATTAGGAGGTTGAACCGGAGATCGCCGACATACAAAAGCGTCATTCCCTATCATAAAATAGTAGTGGTCATCATCCCACGACAAAAAGAACGAACTGACACCTGAGAGACGCAAAAACTTTACAACATCCAATCCGATAAGAGGCAGAGCAACTTGATTTGGGAGTGTAATTTTAGTTTCAACAGCCTGGTAGTTATAACCATCAGTCGCCCAACATGCCCCGTTCTCAAAGTAAATCTGTTTATAAGCAGAAGTCAGGGATTCAATCGACGCAGCGTAGCGAATCCTGTCTACTGCCCCCACAAACTCGATTGTAGGCACTTCTAGGCTCATCTCCCTGTGATACACAGGCAATTTCGGAAAGTCTTTTAAATCGAACAGGAGCCACTCTGCATTGAAGTTGTCTCCAGAAATCGCAATTTCATTATCCTCAACTGAAAGAGAAACCTCATCGCAAGCAAGACCTCTAATCAGCCGGAGGAACTTTTCGGCATCCACAAGGAATTCGTTGGGAGCTTCTTTATTCACCCAATTAACCACATTAGTAGAAGCCACCGCACTCAAGATACTGTCAGTACGAGCAACCGTCAGGGTATCGTCTTTCTGGACAAAGTAAAAACCCTTAGTTGTAGAAAGAGTACCCCCGATAGTCACAGTCCAGGCTTTCTCCAATAACGCCAACAAAAACGGTCTGCGAATAATAAACTTCATCTAAACCTCCACATCAAAATCATTGTTAATTTTAGAAACCTTAAAATCAGCCACTAGCCGCTCCAATTCTACCACCTTGGCCCTTAGCGTGTCAATCCTCACTTCCGCTTCTTTTTCCAACCTCGCCAACACCTCATCAACATCCATTCCTTTCGTCAACTTCTCTAACTGCCCCTCTAAAGTGTTAAGCCTCTTCGTGGCTTCCTCTTTTCTCCCCGACAGAGTGGCTAACGTCGTCTCTAATTCCCGATAGTGAGCCAAGAGCGCGTTATAACTCTTCTTCGATACCTCCATCTTCTACTCCTATTTTTATCTTAAATCCACCAGAAGCTGATTTCGTTCTCTCAGCCTCCACAGTAAACTCTTCGCAGAAGGATGCCACAGGGCAACTCCAGCAATCCTTAGTTGTTATAGACCAATCATTCGACGCAATCCGCCCCAGAACGTCAAACAACAGAAGGTCAAACTCTGTCTTATCATTAGGCAACCAAGAAACCTCCTTGAGATACGGCCTCATCATAGGAGAGAGAAACGTGAGTTTCTCAACAAAAATAGTGTGTTTACGCTCCATCAGCCACGCAAAATACCTCAGTTGAAAACTATCCAGGTACTTCATAGACGATGTTATCTTCAAATCGCAGATAGCTTTCTCCTCAGGAAACCAGATGTCTAACTTACCTGACATAACAAATTGATTATAGTCTACCCTAAGTTCTTTCTGAAGATTAAGCACCCTATCAGGAAACTTCTCGTCTAAAGCAGCCTGTTGTAGGTCTTTCACCGCCATAGTCAACTTGAGGATGAGTTTCTCTTTATCTGAACCATCTAGGTAACGAATCACTCTTTTTGTAGAAAACCATTCAAAGATTCCCCTGGCTTCTTGCTCCATCCAATCGGAGTGGTAGCCACCAGCAACCCACTTCTTAAACAACCAGTCTGCGCAAATTCCCACGATAAACGGCCTCTGATTGACCTTCTCAGGCGGAACAACCTTCTTAACGTACTGCAACCAAGCCCGACGATGGCACTTCTGGTAGGTTGAGAGAAACGTATAAGAAAGCGTCGTTTCAAATAACTTCATCACAAACCCCTCAGGACACTCACAGCCTTATGAGCAACCTTCTTGTCAATCTCTGTATTGGACTCGATATAGGAAATAATCTCCTCTGCACTCATAGATTTGGGCAGGTCAAACGATTCTATGTAAGACAGAAATTGATTGACCCCCGCCTCTGTCTTTTTTTCAGCCATCCGCTCGGAAATCTTGAAAACTTCCTCCCCCATTTTAATAGGTAATTCCTGCAAACCACAGGAAATTTGGTCTTTCCCAATCTCCACATGCATATAACAAACCGGCCTATCCACCTCATCACCGGTCAGTGAACCACGGCTGATTGCCCCCGCACAGTACAACTTTCCTGCGCTAACATACCCTACATGGCTGTGAATATGACCGATAAGTCCAAAATCCACCCAGTTTTCAACTTTCCTTGCATCAATCATAGGAAAAGGCAAATTCCATGCCGTATTTCCAATACCCTGATGAAACACCCCTACCCTGTGTCTCTTATCTCTAACAGTAATCAACCTAGACTCACCCTCTAACCAACTCAAAAACTCTACCTCAGGGAAGAATTCTGCCCCCCCATACGTCAGCATAACAAAATCATCAAATTCAATAGACTCCGCGTGGCTCAACCTTACATTTGGAAGATGAGACAGAATTCCCAAAGGGCGCACTTTGAAATCCCACCTTGTCTCAACATCATGATTACCAGGAACGATAATCAGATTACCCATCTCTCGATAAATCTCACACAACCTGTTCACCAAACGATACGATATCCTGTCAGCCCTTTTCTGGTGAAAAACGTCCCCACCACAAATAACTAAATCATATCCCTTAGACAACTCGGCAATCTTCTCCTGCTTCGCAAGAATATCCTCACAATAAGAATCCTTACGCATACGGGGGGGAGTATCAGAATTATGGGGGTCCGACCAGAACAATATCTCAGTCAATTCCCATCTCCACCAACGAAATCGGGCGCTTACAATTCGGACAGGTAATTGTCAGTTTTTCTTTCATATCATCCAACAGAATCTTAGCCCCATCCCTGTCCTTTTCTACCTTTCCCATCAAAAATTCATTCCTCTCAAGTGAACTCTTTTCACCAGAAACTTCCGCAACTACCTCAGCAATCTCGCTATACCTGTCAAGTAATTCAACCAAGTTCACTAAATCTTTCTCGTTCAAAAGAGCATAAATCAAAGACTCATAGGGTTTGAGCGTCTCCATTTCCTCTACTACAACTCTAATCTCTTCAATCCGGTCAAGAATCTTTCTAGCCACAACCAAAGTCTGTTTTAAAGTATCCGTCTCTCTAAGTAGACCATCCCAGTTCTGACTCACTCTATCCTCTAAAGATTGCTTCAAATCTCCTGCTGCCCTAATATCGGCTTCGTTCCGATTCCTCTCTAAGTTAACTTGACGGATACCAGTTAACAGAATATTGGAAATCAAAGAACCCAGAACCCTTGCCCTCTTCAACGATGAATCAAACAACAGAAATAGACTATCAAACTGACCCCTGAGATTGGGATAAAATTTGTCACCATCCACAACAATCGGTGCAATCCTCAACACCTTCGCAATCTCGTCTGGAATTTGCTTGGACCGCCTGTAAATTTGATTACCCAGAGTATATTCACTGCTCTGACCCCGCCTCTTAACCCAAGTAACCTTCTCCCCTGAATCTAGCGTCAGAGAGACAAAAGCACCTTTCTCCCCCCTAGAAATGAATGCATCCCCGCTTTCAGTCGTCAGCAGACCCCTGATCGCCCGGTATAAACTACTTTTGCCGACATCTGACTCACCATAAATTACTGTGAACTTCCCCATCTCCAGAGAGATGTCATAGAGGCTCTGATAACCCTTAACTACAATGGTCTTAATCAAACTCCACCACCTGCCCCATAATTCTTGCGTAACATGTCATTACCAGAACGACACAGACTGTACCAAATGAAGTAATCCCTATCCCAGACTACAGGGGAAAAGAAACCTGCAAACTTACCCAATTCTTCAAACCGTCTGAAGAACAGACCAATCGAATCCTGATAAGACGGATTACCGTCATACGTACCGTTAAATTCAGGGTCTATATATTCAACGTCACCATCGTATGAAATAAATCCAACTTGTTTACCAGAACAAAACCCCGTCCGTATTAGAATACCTTTCTTGGTGATTCGACTTATCTCTTTAGCTGCCTGTTCCCTTTCATCAGGATGAATCGTATGCCACGCATCAAATGAAGCAAATAAATCAAACGAATCATCCTTATAAAACTTAGATAAATCAGTAATAGACCCAAGAGTGCATTGAGACAGCACCGACGGGTCTGCATGAACCAGAGCATACTCTGATATATCAATCCCATAAGCGTCGTAACCTAGTTCTTTAGCTGCCCTCACTTCAAATCCCTTAGCACAACCTCCGAACAAGATTGTCTTTATGTCAAATCCACCAAAATACTTCCTAATAAAGGCGATTTTGGCGTAAGCATGATTCTTAAAGTTTTCCCATGTATACGGAACCTGGAAACCACCATAAGGAGTTTTCTCACTCCTCTCATAATAATTGACATCAAAATGCTCAGGATTCCATTCTTTTTTATCATGCATCTACTTCTTCCTATTCTCATAATATAGCCTCTAATAAAAAGGGGGGAGAGGGAAGAAAGGAGTATAAAGCCCTCTCCCCCCACCCAAGGAGGTAAAACTGAACGAATCAAAATGGTCTGTGGCAACGGTCACAGGACTCAGCGTGACTCGCCACAAACCCACCCAAAGCCTGTAAAGTATACACTTCCCTGCGGTTCTCAATACTATGAGCAACCTCAGTTACAGCATTCATCAGGTCATACAGGTTCCTGGGGTGCCGTTCAACTAACTTACCTAAAACTGCTTCCCTCGTCTTCTGATTAATACCCATCTGGTCAAACATATGGGATACATAAGGGGGAATAGCCTCATCTGAAATCTCAATATCAGTAAGCCTACGAACCTTACCGATTTCAGACTCAAGCGCACCAATAGCACTCGTGATTCCGTCTATCAACCACTCATCAAGTCCCTCAAACCCCAGACGACGATTGAATGTATAAATCTCATCTCGGCTAATCATCCCATTCAGACAAATCAGAGTCATAAAGAAAGCCGCAACCTTAGAGGGGAACTCACCCAGTAGAGAAGTCCTAACCTTAACCCCTCCGAATAGATGGTCACCTCTCTTCAATTCACCTTTCCCTACGTCAACTATAAATTCAGTTTCAGGAAAAACAAGTCCAAAGGTGGTGTCTCTCCATGTAACATCTGTCAAACCCTCTACAAGATAGTCAGGACGCACCTTATCAATCTGCTCAAAAATGCGAGACAGAGGATAGTAGAAAGCGTCTTCCTTGGCAAAACCAGCAATCTTAGGCCGAACATCCCCACCGCCATTCGTCGGACGGATGAATGCCTTAACGCCAACGTCACCATCCGCAAACCAGTAACTAAGATGGGGGAACAAATACTGAGCCGGAATCTTCTCAGCATAGGTAGAGGGAATCCCCACCAGACGACCTAACTTCACAAAACTTTCCTGGCTCACCACATACTCACCGTTGTTGTAGTGCATCAAAAAAGTGTTAGCCGTTGAAGGATGAAACTCAAACTTAGTTTTCCCCTTCACAAGAAGCTCCTGACAATTTTCAAAGACCTCAGCCTTCTCTAGAGCCTGGTCCTTAGTCAGGAAAGCATCCCTGAGTTTTTCTACACGTTCAATAGCCGTTGACATTTACTCCTCCATTGATTTTATTGGTTTGGACGTTAGATAATCGTTCACGTCCTTCATAAGAATACCCATCACATCAGAGTTGTTCAGAAAAAACTTCCTCAAACGCTCAAAACCATGTTCTTTGTGACCACCTAGTGTGTCACTGCCACTAAATCGGTCTGCCAGAACATAATAAGAACCCTTTTTCTTTATCCAACCCAGATTCTCCGCGATTTTCACCGCCGATGTAAGGTTGTCGATACCCTCATCCATACGGAGAACAACCCACGCTTTTCGATAACTTGGAGCCAACGTATTCTTCAACACAGTCACCTGAATGTTTAATCCCGTCACAATTTCGGCTACAACCCCCGATATAGGGTCAATTTGAGGCTCTTTTATGGCCCCTTTAATCTCCATTTTCAACCGCAACGAACTGTAAAATTTAAGAGCCGCTCCTCCTGGGGTTGTTTTCTGTCCTATGCTTCTTCCCGTAGTGTCTATCAGACTGCGTTCTTGGTTCAAAAACACTATCCCTACCTGGGATTTTTTGAGGACATTAATCATCTGACGAAACGCTACCGACATAACTTGTGCCATACTTGCGACACGCACCTGACCGATAATCAGTTTCACTTTCTCTAGGTCAGAGATAGGGGGCATAGCAGCCACACTATCCACAAAAATCATACCCCCTCTGTGCTGAGGAGCCTCACAAAACCGATTAATCATCATCCAACCATCTTCCATAGATTCAGGAGATAACACATAATCCCTAACCAAATCGAAATTAACTCCAAGTTTCTTAGCATAGGTACTGCTGAGTTTCCGCTCAAAATCTAACCACATCACCGACTTACCTGACCTCAACGCCGATACCATAGATGTGAGGGCTAACGTTGTCTTTCCGCTACCCTCTGTACCACAGACTTCCACAATTCCGCCAATAGGGAAACCCCCAATACCAGTAAGAGCATCCACAATACAACTTCCAGTAGGAACCACATCGCCACTAAAACCAGACAAAAAAACATCACTACCAAACTCCTGTTCGATACTCTTATGCCAATCTTCCATCAGGAAATATCCAATTCCTTTAGGAAATCAACGGTTTCAGCTTCTTCTTTAAACCCTGTCTTAGTACCCTCTCCGTTATCTACCGGTGAGGCTGTTCCCGAACCACCCGCCCCAAATACATCACCAATCGGCTTGGGTTTAGCCTCATCAGAGGAGAAAACTGAGTCTTCCTCTAACTCGACGGCAGTCGTTTTTTGACCCCTGCGAGCAACTAGAGAAAGCCTCTTCTCCAGAGTCTTTTCGTCATAGGAGTTACCCAGACACTCATCCAACTTGTACTTCCCAAGTTCAGCTTTCCAATAACCAACCACACCCTGCTTATCTTTCATCCAGGCCGCTTCCTTTTTCACATCAATAGAAATCTTTTGATAAGAAGCATCCGAGCAGGTCAGAGTAAGGTCATGCTCAGCCAACTTTCCCCATTCATCTACAATCCGTCTAAGCTGCCGGTACTTCTCGTTACTGATAATCCAAATTTCCATCCAAAACTTTAAAGGAAGAGTGACTTTCCCATAAAGGTCAGTCCCGTAGCGAAGTACCCTCAAAGCAAACCGTCTGTAAGGACGACCCACAGGTCCATTATCCTGCTGAAGAGCCATTTTACACATCATGCACTTGTCAGGATTACCACCCTCCTCCTCAATCCGAAGAAGGTCAATCTCATCCTTAGCGTCCTTCATAGCATGACAATGGACATAACCAGCACCGTTGACAAAATGCCTTAGGGAGACTTCCCAATCCTTTGTCGAGAGGATGCAAATTCTAGCCGTCTCATCTTTTTTCAAAGAGAGCCGTGGAAATTCAGCCCTGCCCTCTGGTTTCGCGTTCGCTAAATCCAGTTTCATATTTTTATTCCTCCTAATTATGGCCTTCAAAGGCCAATTTTACTCCTAACTTCATTGAGTCTGCAACAAGCCTTAACATTGATTCATACCTCTTACAGGCCTCTAAAACTACGTCCACATACTCCACAGCATCTTCATAGACTCTTACCTCTGTAGATACACTTAGTTTTCGGTAGGCCCGTCTCTCGTCCTGCGCTAATCCCTTCAACACAAGATTAACTGTAGACTTTAAATACTGCTCTGCCGAATCCTCTTTCCTACCCCGCAGCAAAAAAACTCTAGCCTCATACGCCAAAACTAGTGCCTTCAGAAGCAACCTGCTAATTTCTAAAATGTCACGGTCATCCTCAAACTGTTTGACACAGATTGCGTCCGTCAGCAATTTAAAAGTCAAGGAAAGATTACTCAGGTCAACGCTTGCCATTCTCCACCCTCAAAAGCCCACCAAGAACCTTCTTCAACTTGTCCGAGAGAATACTGATTAGCCTGTCTTTTTGTGCTTTGTATTCTTCTAGGGAAATATAACCCTTGGCGTATTGAAACAAAAGTCCCTCAATTGAAACCAAGGTGTTGAACAAAAACATCCTTTCCAATAAGTTGCACTCACCAAGCAGTTCTTTTGGAACATCCTGGTCCTCAATCGTGAACTCTGCCGTATATTGTTCATACTGTCGACCACCTGGGAAACTGACCTTTTGCATTAGGCGCATTATTTTCGCTCCTATTACTATACCCTCGAACTTCCACCTTTGATAGTAAATTTTCCTGTAGAATCTCCTTGCACTCGATAAGGCATTTTCATAAATTTCGGCTTGCTGAACAGCAAAAAGTCAGAAGTACCAAACTTAAACGCCGAAATAAATCTGAAGCCCTCTTCACCCAAAGCGTTCATGCTTTCCTCCATAGCTTCAGGAGTAACAAAAGCATTGGGACTAAACACGCGATACTCATACTTGTCACTTGTCATTTTTAAATTTCCTCCTTTTTTCCTCTACCCACTCACTCAAACGAGCCGTATCTTTTAACAGGTCTTTCTGAAATTCTTTATCGTACTCTACCACGACCTCCTTCACCGAAGTTATCGGTGTCTGTAAAAATTGATTCAAAAGTGGCCTTACTAAAACTGTTGACAATGTACTATACATAGGCCGATGCGGTTTACCATCAACCACCGTAGACACATGTAACATCTTTGTGTAAGGCAACAACGCCTTAACCAACTGCCAACTCATCACCTCAGTCTCGATATGGGAGAAATCCACACACAAACCAATGTGAGGATAGGTACGCATAACTTTACCAAATCGCTCTATTAAATTAATCACCCCTCCCTTACCCTTCCCTAATGAAAACCCCTCCAGACAAAGACAAAACTTCTCTCTTTCCAGTACCACATCAACTATGATCTCTAAATCCTCAGCCCAAGGATGCACAACAAAAAGGTCTGTACTAAAAGCATCCATGAGACTGTCAACCACTCCCCCTTCTCGATAATCACTCACAGACAGCCCTTTAGGAAGATGGACAGAAGTGACTCTATCTGAATACTGCGACAGAGCCAAAGTCCACGACAAATCCTGTCTCTCATAGAACGACACCTGAATATTCCTCTCCAGACCATGTAAATGCTTTATAAACTCCACATCACACGGTGTTGAAACAAACCATCCAGCACTAACCTTCATTGTAACCTCATAACCTTAACCTGCACAGGACAAAACCCCCTATCCACCATATCTAACTTTACAGCCACCCCATACGAAACATCAAGCATCCTGCCATCAATATAGGGTCCTCTGTCGTTGATTGTCACTACCACAGTCTTCCCATTCAACATATTTCTGATACTAACCATCGTCCCCAATGGGAGTTTCCTGTGTGCAGCAGTCATAGCGTGCATATCAAAAACTTCTCCACTAGCTGTTAACCTACCATGAAACCCAGGTCCATACCAAGATGCCACACCTGTCAGAACACTTCCCGTCATAACAAATGTAAGCAGTAAAACATAAACAATCATACTCATTTAGCCACCTTAAACTGACGATCAAAAATGGATTTAGCCGCTTTTGCCGCCGCAACATCCTGAACACCAGGAACAATTATTCTACCCTGTTGACCCATCGCCTTATCCATATACTCTTCTGCCCTCTTCATAACCAAATCTTTATCTATTTTCTCCTGAAGCTCATCAAACAAATCCTGAGGAATTTTAAGAGTTCTAAACCAATGGTCATAACCAGCCAACAGCCCCTCAAAGAACTGCCCTTGCATTTGCAGATTACGCTTTTGACAAAGCACCTTAATGTACGTAGCTAGAACTACCGCTTCAACCATCTCCCCAAGATTTAACTTCCCCATCCTCGGTCCTTTCGGACCAACCTCAGAGGGTGGAACCCCTGACTTATCACTCATTATATTTCTCCTCAATTGTCTCTAAAACACCAGTCAGTGATTTCCCCATCATCTGAGGGGAGAATACCCAATTGACAAACTTTGATGCGCCCTCTCCCTTAGCAAGAGCCTGAGGAATATTATTATACACCTTCCACAGAACAGTAATCAAATCATCTATATCCACTTCGCATAATCTAGTTTTAATACCATATTCGCACTCCACCATTTTCCACTTCACAGGATAAGAATAGTCAGAAAACATGTAGTCTCTCATCCCACCATATCTAGGCCCAATAACCGGCAGCCCCGTTGACATCGCCTCCATAGGGGGCAGCCCTGCCCCTTCTCCTCTAGATGGATATAGAAACGCCTGAGACGACCAGTAAAGCTCCCTCAACTGCTCTTTCGGCAAATTCCTTGTATCAACAACAGCATTAAATCTAGTCATGGGAGTGATTTCCCCTTCTTTCCCCTCCAGAGTAGACTTAACATACAATTCTACGTTAGCCCCTGTGTTATGGAACGCCTCGTAGAAGGCCTGAATTGCCAAGTCGTACCCCTTACGAACATTCGGCGCACCAACCCATAAAAACCTAACAGTCCCTCCCAAACCAGCCGTTTCGTGTTCTTTGAAGTAGTAAAAATCTGTATCACAGGCCTGATGGCAAATATAGATAGGCTTCAATATCCCGCCTCTCTTCAAAGCCTCCTTTGAATTCTTAGATGGCACAATAATAGCGTCAGCCTTAACAAACGATTCAAGTAAATCAGGTGGAATATTCTCAGCCTCCCACATTGAGAAAATCACATTAATTTTACCCTCTATAGGAGTAAACCAATGTGGGGGGGTGTACTGCAAACACAACCTCGCATCCTCGGCAATTTCTACTCCGGCTCCCTTTAAACTATTCAAGGCAATACCAGAAGCCACTTCATATCCATAAACATTCCCTCCAGACTTCAAGCTGTACCCCATCTTATCTACCAACTCTTTAGCAGTCAAGAATTGTACTTTCATCCTACCCTCTCATAGAAACGCGCTCCTATCATCAAAGCAATCCTGTCTTTGTCTTCTAGATTAATCGCCGTGTCAAAGGGAAGTGTCTCTTCACGGGAACCTATCTTCAAGACCACTTTATTCTTCCCAGGATGCCCCACAAGGTAATTCCTCAGAGTTACAACCTGGGTCATAGTACGGAAACTACCATCTTTGGTAAATTCCGGCAATTCAACCACAAAAATTCGTCCATTTGAGCCATTCACAACCACAGGCTTAACCGACAGGTCAACTGTCGTTTTTCCTGACAATCGGGCGAAAAACATGTTAAAATCCTCCTCTTTTTGAGGAGATTGCAACCCGCCCCAGACATTTCCAACAGAGGGTTCTACAAACATCACAGGAAATCCTTTCAAGCACAATCTCGTCTCTGCAATCACATCTTTAACGAACTCAACCATCGGAATGTCTTTTTTGACCTCAAATTCCATCGAATCGTGTATCGTCATGGTCAATTTGACGTTATCCATCCCATATTTGCGGTTTATCAAATTCCAAGTCTTAATCAGACCTCTTTTTAAAATATCTGCGGCACTACCTTGGATTACCCCATTATAAGCCATGCGCCTCCCGTCTTGCAACGACTTTTCATCCCCTTTAAGGAATTCAAACACAGGAATACGCCTACCGAAGATTGTATCAACATACCTCGTTCTCTCGGCGTTCTTTCCGATAACCTCAGCCATGTGAAACATTGTAGGATAAGACTTCACATAAGTGTCTCTGAACCCCGCCGAATCCTTGTACGAAATAGGAATATCCTCATTAAGCACCCGCCACAACTTGTTTGTTCCCATCCCATAGGACAAAGCAAAGTTCAATCTCTTGGCCATCCTCCTCTGTTCTTTCGTCACGCTATCCACAGGGATGCTGAACACCAAAGATGCGGTCTTTGTGTGGTAATCAATCCCCTCAGAAAAAGCATTTAGCAGAATCGGCTCCTGTGTCACCCCTGCTGCTAGTCTCGCTTCTATCTGACTATAATCAAATTCGACAAACCAACAGTCTTCAGGCACTATGAAACCATTTCGCATACCGGCACAAACCGCTTTTTTACCTGCCGGGGTCTCAATTTCCCACGCATTCTTATCAGGAATGTTCTGCAAATTAGGGTCAGAACAACTATACCGACCTGTGGGTACGCCTGTTTGATTATAACTTGCATGGATTCGACCATCCTTCTCGACGTATTTCATGTAGTTTGAGTAATAAGTCGAGAGGAGTTTCTGAATTTCCTTGAAAGTAACAATATTTTTGACCACGGGGTGCTTCCATTTGTACTTTGCAAGCTGTTCCTTGTCAGTCCTGGGTTGTCCAGTCGGCGTATACTCGTCACACCTCAATTTTAAGGTCTTATAAAGGACTTGACCCAGTTGTTTTGACGAACCAATGTTAAAATCGACTTTTTGACCCGAAGCATCTGAAATTTGTGCTCCTATAATGCTTTTTACCTCTCCCAACTCCTCCAAAAGCGTCTTTTCCTCATCTTCAAAGAAACTCCGGTCAATAAGCACCCCGTTTCGCCTCAACCACATAGTTACAGGCAAAAGTCGGCTTTCCAGAGGGTAAATAGGGTGATTTTTGACCGAATCGAACAATTTTCGGTATAAAAGGAACGTAGCTAGGGCATCCCGACCGCAATAATCGGTTACAACCCCGATAGGAAGTTCCGAAATCGAGTTTTTAGATGGTTTCAGGTCATATTCAAGCATTAAATCCTTAAAAGAGCTTGTTTTAACCCCAGGAAGTTCGATAGAACAGACATGTTTAAGGTTTAAAGCCTCATATTTTGCGTTTATATAAGCCAAAATAGCCACATCTACAGGCAATTTTGGTCTTATTCCGCCTCTCAAATCAAGAAACTCAAGGTCAAAAGGGGCGTTAAAACAACACAAATCAACCGCCTCAAGCGGCTTCTTGAGCATATTCAGAGCGTATTGTGACTCAAAAGGTTGGTCATACCTATGTTTTATAGGTATGTATGCACTTCCTGCCTCCCCCCAACAGAGTCCAATGCCCACAATATCGTCTCTCCACGGATTAGTTGACTCGGTTTCAATATCCAGAGCGACAATCCCTTTAAAATCAGACAGACGTTGACACAACCTACTTAACTGCTCTTTGGTAGTTACGGATACAAACTTCATGTTATTACATCGTGAAGCGTCAAAACATATACCGCAATAGACCTTACTTCGCTAACAGAACTAAACCCCCACCCGCAACAATACCACCAAGGAAGTACAGGACAAACTTCTTCCTGGCTGATGATTCAACCTCTTTGACATAGAGTTTGACATCACCGATAATATCATCCTTTACCTTCTTAATCGACTCCTGAATATTCAGCAGCGCCTGTGCTTTTTTGACAGCCTCGGAATACTCGATATTGGAAATCTTCAGTTGAGTGATAGTGGCCTCGTAAGCCGGTCTCTCCACCTCAACAAAATTCTCCCCATCCAACAACTTGCTCAAATTTATCCTGGCTGCCGTCTCTGTCATTTCTATTTTAGTTGTGACAATCCACACTTCCTGAGTATTCAAGATACGCCGTGTTTCTTCAACCACACCCTGCGGGGGCATAGCGGCCAAACGTGCTTCACGCTCCCTACGATTTGCTTCTCTCTCCTTCACCAGAGTAACATGCAAATCCTCAGCAGCCTTCTGCGCTGTCACGGCTTTATCCAGAAGAGTGTTCATCTCCCCTTGCATCAACCTCAGGCACTCCTCCCACTCCCCAATCTTTACTTGTCTTTCCTGCGCCATAAGATTAATCGTCTTCTTCATCTGATTGCTACGACCATACTCGTAACCCCAGGCAACCAGAATCAGAATAGTGATTAGACCTAGACCAACCATAATTTTAGTTTGTGTTTTCATACTGCCTCCTAACTAAAGGTAATAAACACCCCAGACATAATAGCACTCTCCCCTCTACGAACCCTTTTCTTTTCAGTAACATTCCCCCAAGCCACGATTTTGTTCCCCTTTCTATTCAAAATAACAAAACTTGTCAGAGTACCCCAATTTGATTTCGCCGTAGCAAAATGAGCATCCGAAAATCTTACGCCCCTTTCGAGGAACTCACAACCCACAGGGTTAACACTTTCAGCAACCATCTTACCCTTATCGTTGAACAATTGCATCTTCACCAGAGATTCAAAACTCTCGACAACCGGTTTTGGTGCAGAAACTGGTTTCTCCGGCTTTAACCTTATAAAAGCCGCTGAAACAGAGCCTCCCACGACACCAAGAAATCCTCTTCTGTTCATTTCTTGCCCTCCATAGCCACACACGTACCCTCTAAAAAATTACGTATCCTCGCTAAAAACGCATCCGTCTCTTTCCACGGAAGGATGCTAAAATCCACCCTTTCTAGAATTATCTTCCAACCCTCTACAGCTTTCACGGTCTGTTTGATGCTGCCCCACATAATCCTCTCCTTGAGTTGGTAAGGAGAACAAGCCTCAATCTGCTCATCAATCACCTTAATCATAGCCTGAGCAGGAGGGTTCATTTTCATTTCTTCTCCTTTACCCTTATCCCGGCCTCGCGGAGCATTATCCTCCAATCGACATCATCGACTCGACCGTGCCGGAAGCAATTCGGGTCAGTCATCTTTCTCAATTTATACGCTTCGTGACAGTCACAAGAAACGTTCTTGTCCAGCCACTTCTCTATCCAATCCTCATCCACCTCCGGTCCCTTCCCCCGCCGCCGGTTCTTGGCGCTCATCTATCCTTCCTTGCCTAAGTCGAAGTCGCGGATTTTCTCAAGTAAATCGTCGGTTTCTTCTTCAGTCATGGTTCTATGAACAGAGAGAATCATGCCTGCTTTCTTTTGCCATTCCCCCTACTTCTCAACGAGGCGGCGGATGGTATCATATGAACGTCCTAATTCTACTGCCAGAACTCCTACATTCATATCCGCTGGTCCATGTGTTGACCAATTTTTTACATGGTTGAGATATAGGATCGCTTTCTCAATGGGCTTCAGCATTTTCTTCTCCCCCAGCTCACTCATCGGCGGTCTCCTTCACCGTCACCCCGGCCTCACCGTCTATTTCCAAGATAGTTTTGCCACATATTTTGCAGACAGGAATTTGGTTGCCTGACAAGTGACTCTCGATATGTCTGACAAATCTTTCTTCGGTCGTCACCTCCGGCCCATTCTTGATGAGGCGGCGGAGGCTTGCGACGGCTCTTATTCTCTCTTCCATAAGCGGAAGCCGGGTTTCTGCCCATTCCCCTTTTTTGATAACCCGAATTTCGTCCCTTGTCTCATCTTCTATGCGTTCAAGTACATCCAGCATTTCCTTCCTCGTCACTTCAGGCTTGCTCATCGGCGGCCTCATTCATGGCTCACCTTATTACCCATCGGCGTTTTTCTTGATCGCCCAAATCGGCTCGGAACATTTGCACTTGACATAATGCTTGCCGCACTTCCGGCAGTAGCGATATACGAATGAACCCATTGCCGCAACCGATCTGAGTCTTTCTTGTAGGTCGGAACACGTACACTCAGATAATTGCTTCTGACATTTGCAGCACCACATCTCAATCCTCCTCACTTAATTTCACCGATGGAATATCCCCCGTCTGCCTCGCCCAGGTGTCCTCATGGCGGCTAATCCTGTCAGTAAATTGCGGAATCGCAACCAGGCAGAGCCACAGCGCGGCGAGGAAGATGATGGCCCAGGCGAGGGTGGAAAGGCGGTTATATTTTGGGATCATCATCTTTTTCCTTTTGTTTTGGATAAGGCATAGTCCAAAGATCATCGGGAACGGTCACCCATCCCAAACCCCCACACCCAGGACATTTATTTTCGGTTAAACTTACCCCAACGGGTTGGGATGGAATCGTTCCTCGTCCACAACAAACCGGACATAAAACGGCCTTCATCTTTCCCTCCCATTGCCGATGCAATCAGGCTTGGTCATCGGCGGCCTCTTTTATTCGCAATATGAATACATACATAACGGGCATCCGGTCACGAGCGACTTCCCGTTCTCGCCTTTTTCAATCAGTCTTGGAATGATGTCCCGTCCGCACCGGAAACAAATCCCATTTCCGGGCATGAAAAACGGATAGATCTTCTCCTTGCATAGATTCTTCTGATTTTCCAGAAACTCTACTCTTGAGATCGGCATGTTTATTTCCCCCCCTTCCCGAAGTCGAAGTCGCGGATGTCATTAAGAAGAACGCCGCTCGAATCGGACGTGTCCAGGTCGTCCATAATACTTGTCGCCCTTTTTTGCCACTCTTTCACTTTCTCTTCCAACTCCCTCTGCTCCTCGATCAGGCGGCGGATGGCGTCGAAGCAAACATGGTCGGGATTTTGTTTCCCTATGGGTTTATGCCCATCAAGGAATTCCAGCAAATCCTTCTCGCTCGGGTCAGTCGGCCTGCTCATCAGTGGCCTCTTTCAGTTTGATAATCTCATTTTGCAGTTCATCGATTTCCCGCCGAAGTTCGGCTACGCAGGTTTCACAATAAACCGCATCTCCATCACCCAACCGCTTTTTACATTCATCACAATTGCAGGATAATTCAATCATCATTCTCCTCCTCCCTCTTGCTCGGGTCAGTCATCGGCGGGTTCCTTTCACGCGCGCTCCACCATTAAAAAGCATTTGAAATGCTACCTTTGCGAATTTAAAGGACTGACCCATTAACCAAAGAAACCAATGCCAGTTAGAATTACTGTATGGTTTACTCATTAGGAATTTTCTTCCTCCCCACTTCCTCAACGCGGATGCGGACGATAGACTCATTGCCGGGTAATTTGATTTTTGTGGTCCATGCGTACCCCTGTTTTTTCCATTCTCCGATACGGTCTGCAAGGGCTATTTTTCTTGTTCGACGGACACTTTCGAGAACCAATCTGTCAAATGATTTCACACACCACCAAAATTCAGGCTTGCTCATCTTTCTCCTCCTTCACCCCTTGTTTGCGGGGACAGTCATCGGGGGACTCCCGTTTTTGGGGATACACAGGAAATTGCCAATATCCATTATCAGACAATTTCCCATATCCGTAGGTGGGTTCTCCTCCTATCCCCATGCTACCGGTGGGTCGTTTCCAAAGATGATGTTTACTTAAAAACCAAAGTAACCTTCCAATTATTTTACTCATCTTCCTCCTCCTCAATTTCCTCCGGCTCTATCGCTCCGCAGTCGGTACAGTACGGCACCGGGTCCCCTTCTTTCGTAACATCCCAAAAATATTCACATTTTCCCGACTTCCCAAGACCCTTTTCAAAGTGAACTTCCACAAAATACGACTGCCACTTATCCGGTTTTGCTATATGACGATAGCATTTTCTCTTTATCGGACACTTCTTCTCTAGACACATAGTAATATCAGGACTCATCTTCATACCCAAAAATAAGGTGAAGATTCAGGCAGTGAATCTAGTTTCCACCATACCATTTGCTTACCTACCCTACGGCTTGTCAGTTTCTTTTTATTCAATATTTTTTTCTTCCTATTTAACTTTTTCCGGCTCACCTGTCTACCTCACAACCATGAGCCTCTAAAAACTTAACCAGGAATTCCACAGAATACTCGGTTTTAGGGAATTCCTCCAGAAAATGTTTTAACTCATCCCCTGTCACCCTCCATTTGGGAAGGAGGCAAAGAGGAAGATGATGAAAATCCGTCTTTATCAAAGAATCAGTATACGTTTTGGTTGATGACATCGCGCTCTCCAAGATGAGTTTCTATCCTCTCACCTATTCTAATCCAATGTCAACTTTCCAACCCTGGACTGAAACGGATTATCTTGACTTCTCTTGGGAACTTGGCCTGACCCCCCACAGGCAGGACAAGCCAAGTGTATGTCCTTGTTTTCTCCGTTGGTGTCTGTCATAGTCATACTAAATGTACCTGTTCCGTCACAAAACCGACATTTCTCTTTCATTCCAAACCTTTACTGCCTCCTCCTCAGTACACACTTTTAAAGGACCCTGTGCCCCACAATTTCCGCACGTAATCACCACCATCCAATCAGGCCACTCTACTAATTCAGCCTGACTAACAAGACTCGCATCAAAGTGCCTAACTGAGAATTTTATCTTCTCTCCGCAAAAAGGACACGCTTTTATTTCCATACCGACGCCCCTTCTTCTATTATAAACTCTTTTGTGACACAACAATTCATATACCCCCTACAACCCCCAAAACTCAATTTATTACCTCCCTGTCGTATAAAATATAGTCAGTAGTAGGACAGGTATCCTTACTCAACTCAAGATTGTCAGCCCAAAACTCAATAGGATGCCCAACCTTATCCACTGTAATCCCTTCGGCGACACATCTGAAATAAGCAAAAGCCATAGTGACCATACCTCCAACCATAATACAACCCTGTTTTTTCCACCCTCCACAGACATGACAGTTCAAATCACACAGTAATTTCTTAGTTACCGGATGCATACCCATCATATTTACCTCCTACCACATAGACAACAATAAAAGCACCGACCCCTTGAGGCCTCCATAACGAAGCGTCTTGAAAGTCAGATACAACCTACGGTAAAGAAGCAACAAGTCAACTTTCTTTAACTTGTCTTTATACGCCAAAAACGTCATATAGGGAAGTCCAACCATACCGCACTTCTTCTGGTCGCTATTCCCACGAACCGTCTTGCAATTCAGTATTAAAATTAACTCTCTTATAATACACCGTAATAGCTTTCCATCGTCATAATCAATCGTCGGGAGTGACAAAAAAGCCAACTTACCTTTGTCAAGAAGTGTTTTCATCAAATAATATTCGATGTTAGGAACCATCAGACTGTGCTTCCTAAGCATATCAACATCTACCTTCGGTTCTTTAAGAGCCTCTAGGATATAAAAAATGTTAAACAACCACCCTCCGTAAATCTCATCACCCGATGCAAGGTATTTAATCACATCCTCATTCGGACTCGCGCCAACAATCCCCAGCCTCCTAGACACCAGAGACTTTTTTGACTCCTCATCCTCTGAAATCTTCCTACAGTCAACAGAAACCCCCTTTGAGAGTTTTGGAAACACTTCTTTAAAAACTTTACCAACCTCTCCCGTCGCATCAACAATTGCAAACCAGTATTTTGAATCCCTGCACCCACGAAGGAACAGTTTAGTCTCCTTCTCGTTCAATAACCCCTTCTCCCATCGTATTACAGTCAGGGTAAAAGCCGATTCAGTCGATACAGCAGTCGGCAAATTCACTATATCCGACAGGTGATAGGTCACTTCCCGATACTGCAAAGGCAACTTCGTCTTTATTCTAGCCAGTGGGTGCTGAAACTTCTTTTTCAGAATATAAAGAGCGTCACTTCGCACTATTTCTTCCCCCCCTTCAATTAGCCACACAGACTTAGTGCGTAACTGTACATCGAAATCGGTGAGGAATCTTCTATACGTCATTTCGACTTGACCATTTTGGCGCAGATTAAATACGGAACAAAAAATTTACCAAGCACCAATTTATTGTCCAAATCCGCCTTGATTTTAGGGTCGTGAATCGCAGGACAAATTCGCAATTCCTTCTCACTAAAAATAGGATTTTCAGCGAGCCATTCCTCATATAGATTGAGTACCGCGTTCTCATCTTTAAGTCTTTCAGCAAAACTCATCAGTGCCGAAAATGAAGACAAATTCGACACATCCAACATATACAAAAAATCTACAAAGGACGCCTTCAGAAGCACCATCGCAACAGCCATCGACGTGTCATAATGACCAAGATTATATAAGTAGGGGACAAAAAATTCGGCCCTAGGAACATCTTTGGATGCCGAATCCAACTTCTTCATGGCTTTCACTTCATCAAGAACCAACTGGAGTCCCACCATATCCACTTCCCCTTCTTCTTGGTCTAAAGTCACTTGACAACGACTGCGAACAGTTAACGGATATGATGCAAGAAGCCGCCCATACAACCAAAACTCCCCCACTGTAAGGCTTTCAAGACTCTTTAACAACAAAGCAAAGTGTTCCTCACCAAATCCAGCAACATTCACCACAAAGATATCCCCTGGATGGGAGAACTCAACGTAACTTTTGAGTTTATCTCGCCATTCACCTAACCAACACGAAAAATCAGACGCGTCAAAGCAAAACCTAGACCCCCGACTCTTTGCCGTTTCCTTTGCTTGCTGAGTTACCTTTTCTACCAACCCTTTTGGGCCTTTCTGTATAAAAATACGGTTCATCACACGCTCCTAGACAATAAATCAGAAGCCTTTGAATCAATTTGAGACCGCTTCTAACCCCCTCTACCTTAGAAGTACCCAGGTAATTACACACTGTCTCAATCGACAACACCCCTTCGTCAGCATGGAGATACAAACCAGCCTTCAAAACTGATTCCACAGAAACCCCATCATAGACCTTCCCCCTCACCAAACTCCTAATCCGTTCAACACAATCCTTAAATTCAATCCAAGTTTCAACCCTAGAACAACCCCGGACCCTCTCCACCGACCCATTCCAGTTGGAGCCGCTCCCAACCAACTCTGCATTAAAGACCTCCCAGGCTCTCCGCAACTTTTTCCTCACATAGGAAGAGAAAAACGGCATTATATCCCTAGATACATCGTAAGTCAGCCTATAGCTCTGACTGAAGAACAAAAAATCCACCGTGATGTCGTGAGCCGTCTCCTTTATCCTTGTGGGCGGGAGATAATCCATTGACCTAGCCGTAATATCTACAGCTTTGTTAAACAGGAAAAAATAAAGAGACTCCTGAGTTAGATTTTCTGCCACGTTTGACTCCTTTCGTACAATTATAATATAGGATTTTGAGTTCCTCTTGTCAAGAAGAATGTGACAAAAACTTATAGTCGTAAATTATTAATTTTAATTGTTTTACCCCGACAAAATTCGTAGACCAAACATATTCTATTTCGATACCAGGTGCGTCCAAATAACCTTGGACAGCCATAACAAGCCTAGCGATACTGCGCAACCGAACTTCTGGGATAGATTCGACAAACGCAAACGTCTGAGTCACAGCCCCACAACCTTTGTCAACCGTCAGACTTCCTGGTAAACCTACAACCCTCCCTGGCTCCCAGGTCGCCCTACCGAAGAATTCATATTCAGGTTGCTCCATAATCATTGTCTCATAACCCCTCTTCTCCATAGCCATCGCAATTAGGGAGGCCTCTGAAATATGCAACGAGCGAAACTGTTTAGGGCCCTTCTTCATCCCAACCAGTAAAATAACCTTTGTGAGTGGATTAAAAACATATTCCCTGAGGGTGGAACAAATCTCACCTCTATACTTCTGGTGAGGATTCAAGACATGGACGGGAACATTGAAATCACCGTCCCGAAGTTCCAGTATGTGTTTAATTTCCACCTATTTGACCTCTATGATAAAAGCTATGTTGTTTAAAGGAACCAGAAGACGCTCACCCGCAGGTGAAACTCCTTTAACCCACGGAGTCCCAGCCGCTCCAACATTCTTTATAAACTCCTCCACTGTTCCCTCCGATTCCAGATAATTAGCAGACCTAGCTGCCTGCCCCTGAGAAATCATCCCTCCGACCGGCTCTTTAAGCATTATCTTTAGCATGTACCCTCTCTCTTCCATAAGAAATGACACGTAGAAACCTACTGATAATCGAATTAACTCTCGACAGGGACAAACCATACCTCTCGGATAAATCATAACGAGTTAAACCCTGCTCAAAATAATCCTCCAATAGATTTTGATTCCGCATAGGTTGTCTCATCAACGCCTTATAAAACTCCGAAACGCCAATCCCAGATGCCTGAAATCTTCCTGTATCCATATCCTCGCTCCTATAACGCTCCGCTGTCTCCAATGAACACCTTGACATCACCTTGTCCTGTTTGTACTTCTGACGAAATCTGTCAGCTATTCGCCTTTGAGTGATTACAAAAAGCAAGGTGGACAGGGAGCAATCACCTTTGAATCTCTCTGATAAAACCTCCTCACACAAATCGAGAAAAATGATGCCAACAACGTCCTCCCAATCACAATCATCACCAAGACGTTTCTTTACAGTTGCTGTTACCTTGGGGTAGTAATCAACAAATACCTTAGTCAGTTCGTCGTTACCAGCCACATAAGAAACTCTCTGAAGAATTCCATCACTCACATTGACCTACATCGGCTTATCTGTCGATGGGGAAAAGGATTCCTCTCCTTCCTCACCTTTCATAGTTACTTTTAACTTTGGTGTGTCTTCTCCAGTCAATCCCTTACGAATCACATAAAAAGGAAACAAACCAACCACACCAACCGCAATAAGAACCAAAATCACAAACATAATAATGAAATCAAGTACCTTCACTGTCGCTTTTTTCATGCATAACCTCGCTAATATCACCCAGTATCAAATCAGCATCCTCATCAGAGACATACAACACAAATGTCCTGTTGTGTGCTATTTTCAACCGCTCTCTCAAACCATAGTAGTCTATAAACGTAGACGCTGAAGCAACTACTCTAGCAGTAGCACTTGTACCAACCTTTGTCAAGGTCAGAGTAAAAGTATTCGGCATCTTGTCTTTGTAGAACTTAAATCCAATAAACCCCTTTTCTGAATCAAAGAAATACTCCACACAGGTCTTATCACCAAGATACCTCAGGATAGCCGCCGTATTGAAGTGAAACCTAGCCGTCTTTCCAACCGTAATATTCACAGCAGGTATGGCCTGGGGAATCCTCCCTTTCCCCCTCCCCATCATCGGGGGGATGAATCTCTGAATTGCCATTAAACTCTCCTAACTAATGCTTACCGAACAGGATACACCTAATCCAATGAAGGTAGTTGTGCCGGTTCCAGAAGTAGCAGCAGGGTTTGATCTGGACGGGGGGTGTCGGTGGGGTCGGGGGTTCAGGCGGTATCGGGGGAATAGGCTCGACCCAATCATCCGGGTACTTGCCCCAGTTGAATGGGTACTCACCAAAGACGGCTTTATGGAGTTCGCTTACTGCGATGATAGGCAACGCACCACAAACGTCGTTGTTCCAGACCTTACTAATGAACTCAAAAGCACACTTGACCTGACCGGTTGTCATCTTGAACTTGGGATGAAGCATGGTCTCGATGTAGTCAAGAACGTATTTTGCCGTCCCCGCAAATTCCTCGGGAGAGGAACGGACCTGATCCTGGTAGAAATCGCATGGACTCTTGCTTCTCTTGCATCCGTCCACAGAGTAGAAAGTGCCCATATTATGCTTGGCCCACCACTCAGCGGCTTGGATAAGGTTCTCGCTGGTCTTGTCACAGCATCCATGCACCTGCTTGAAAATTGCGAATGAGGTCAGATCGCCCCATTTCTTTGAAGCTACTGCCTTGCAGTCGTGAATTCTCTTCTCACTTTCTACGCTGTTCTTATAATTGTAGGTCGAGCCATAGGAGAACGGTATCTTTTTGAAATCATCGAAGGCGGGGATGATGGTATCACGGAAAAGAAAAGGATAGCGGTCATCTTCGCACTCATTCCCAGACCCAATATCAACGAAGTCCAAGTCGGCTGTATTGGCCAGGAAAGTCCTCAGCAAATCTCCTGCCTTCTTGTGATCGGTATAAAACCACTTCTCTGATGAGCCATCAAAGGGTTCGATGACAACCCTTGCTCCCTGTCCTGTTGGTGCAGCCTGGCAGGGGTTGTTGAGAATCTTCAGGTATCTCCTCAAGATAGAGAAGTATTGAGGATGAGTATAGTCAAACATCTGTCCAGCGGGGACCCCCCAAGGGGAGCTTCGTAGGATTCGGGACATATTGCCCCCCGCATTGAGCATCCTACGCTGTCTGTTAAAGGCCTTCGGTTCATCAAGGTCAAAGATACCATCCTTAAACTTGAGGACCCCCCACTCAGCAGTAGAGAAGTCGCATAGCCCTGATTGAAAAATAAGAAATTGATCTTTCATTTTTTCGTCTCTCCAGCCGGTTCTTCATTCCGCACCATCCCGTGTTTCATGTTACAATAACCAGAAGGAAGTTGCGATATACGAAGACTAACCAACATCACATTAGGACAGGTGCTTCTTGCAAACCGGCCACTCTCCAGACAAACTTTTCTCTCTTTTGTGTATTGCTTACACCCAAACAGCCAGAGTAGAAAGTTGCTGTTACACTTGCGGCAAATTCTTTTTAAGTTATCCATTCTCTCCTCCATCTATTTTACCCTGGTCAGCCAGGAAAGTGAACCAGATAGATACAATCGAATACCTATCCGAAGAACCAATCAGTTTGTAGATACTTTTCAGATGAGTACGCACAGTGCCAAGGCTGACAAATAACTTTGCGGCAATCGCGTCATTCGACATACCTGCACCAACCAACCTAAACACGCCTGCCTCAGCCTTAGTCAGACCCAATGAGACTCTGCTCTTCTCCTCCAACCCACTCAAAATATCTTTTCCCATACACCCCTCAAAAAGTTCCAGATAACCACAAAGATGTTTCTACCTTTCTTTTTCACCGTCAACCTAACCAGATGCCTCTTCTGAATCATTAAGCAGAAACACCAGTAAGAACCAGTGTGTAAGTCCCAACCAGACCATTATTCAGAGGAATCGCTATATCACACTGAAGACTGCCCAATCCAGGCTGCCACACGTTCCCCTTAGCGTTCCACGTCATAACCGCTCCCGCAGGAAGACCACTAAGAGAAAACGTAACCGGCTTATTGAACCCCAAAAGCGGCGTAACGTCAAGGCTGAATCCAACATTACTCCCTGCCTTCACCTGTAAGGTGTCCGTACAAACAATATTGAAATCTCCTTCCTCCACAAGCACCGTCAACGTAATCTGTTTAGTTTTGGTAATAGGCATAAAAACCTCCTAAAATAGAAACGCCAAATATACTCCCACTCCTGTACCTACTGAGAACGCCCCTGCCAATACCCAGTCCCATTTGACCACTATCCTACTATACACGAATATCGTCACCAATGTATATACCCCTCCGAGCAACGCCGCCAATAAACTTTGTCGGGCAGAAATCAAAATGTACCATCTTGTTACCGCGAGGTCTAAGACTGCCCCTGTGACCAGATACAGGATTGCTTGGAGAAGTTTCTTCACTCTGTTTTTTATCCATCAAGTTTCTTCCTCTCACCTTTCTTTTACAGCCCGCAAAATCTTTTCCGTTTCAAACTTCTCATCTTTTGCGAGCGTGTATTTCTCCCCTACTTTTTCTATAACTCCTAACCTCCGCCTAACATACCTAGAGGGATTTATATTGAAATACTCCAGAATATACCACAAGAGTTTTTTAGCAGCATCCACGTCGTCACATTCCCTCTCACTCTCCTTGTCATTCTCAAGAGCTAAAACCTCGGAACCAGGAAAAGCCCAAACAACAAAACCATTCTCCGCCTTAACTACTGTAAGACCCCAAGCGTCCTTAGGAAAATAAAACCGCTGTTCCTTTTTCATCCCGCTCCCCCTACCTCTTTTGACTTCCTGGCTTATGCAGCGACTTCTGAATTTTCTCAGAAAGCATCCGGTTACCCAATGCGTCTTCGTAAGCAGACCTTCGCTTCGCCAATCTCGCCCTCTGTTTAGACGTCCACTTTTTCACTTTCCTTCCTCTAATCCTAAGGGGGGCCTCGATTCCATACCCTTGCGTCACTCTCTGGAACGTCATCGGCCCCATTCCACGCTTCTTATCGTTATGTTAATCAGGCAGGCCTTAGAAGGGCTGTAAACCCCTCTCACCCCAGACCCTCATAACGCCTTAGGCTACTTTTTGGAATACTTCTGATAGAGCAACCGACCGAAAAAGTAAATAAAGCATCCGATGACTAAAATACCAAGAACAATACCTAAAGTATTCATTCGTTCCTCCTAAGATTGTCTTCCATTACCTTAAACATATAATCCCCAGTTTCAACGTCCCGCCAGGATTCTACCACATTCTTCAACCACCTATACTGAGGAACCAGATTCAATAAACCCCACCTCATCACGGAAAGTCATTTATTCTCCTCTACCTCTCTCCATTATACTTAAAATAACTCTTGCTAGACCATCAATCTCTTCTTCATACTGACCTTCGTAGTAGTCAACTCCATAAGCCCCCATAGTTTTTTGATGAAGAGCACCGACCAACTCTCTTATAGCATCTTTAAGAGCTTCGATTTTGTAACCACCTCTCTCCTCGATCATGCGTTTTCCTTGGCGTGATCCCCAAATCGAAAATCAAGGGTGAAACCAAAAATCAACCAGGAAAAACAAATCGTAAACCAAGCACCTTTAAATCCATTCGGATCGTCTTTGTTTGGTGACCATTGGTCCTTTTCTAAAGAAAAATCAACGCCTGGAATCAATGAAAGGCGATAATCCTCAAATCGTTCCCCTTTAGCGGGGTGAATATCACGGTTAATTCCAATCCAACCATAAACCTTAAATTTCATCTTTCCTTCCTCTTAACCCTCTGAAGAACCCAGACCACCCTCCTAGAATACCCAGAACAATAAACATGAGGATGAATTCCATTTATGTTATCCCCTGTAGAATAGTTTTTAACATTTAATTCACTACATATACCGAGATAAAGAGGATAGTTACCCGTTTTTATACCTGTAGACCTGAACATACACAGCTACCCCAGATGGGACCCAAATTTATTTCCGAGAAGTGCTAAAAACCACAATTTTGTGTGTCCACTCATATAGGGTATCTATAAATAATATATCCGAACAACCAATAAAAATCTTGATTTGCCTATCGGTTTTATTCACTCTATACATCGTATATAGTCTATATATTTTATAAATCCTATATACTCTATCAATTCTATAGTGTATATGTATTCTATAGAGTATATCTATTCTATATATCCTATATAAATAGTAGTATATAGAGATAAAAGAAAACATGCTAATATAGGATAGAACCACACTCTATTCTATATCAGCATGTTATAAAAAGAGAGTGAGGATATATGCTGTTTGTGTGCTACTCTACGGCGAGCACACTATATAGCCGTATCACTCCAGAGAGTAGAACTACTCACTCTCTTTTGTCTTTTTATACTCTCGCTGTCTCGCATGGGCTGAGACTATCGCCCCAAAGAGCGGGTGACGTTCAAAGGCCTCCTCACTCATGGTGACAGTATCCTTTCCCTTGACACTGACTTTAACCTTTCCGTTCACCCCTTCAATAGGGAGACCGTCGAGGACACTAGCTTTAGTCAAGCAATCCGCGCCTACCGTCCATGTTTTCTCTTTTCCCTTGACAATATATCCTCGCTCCCCTTCTTGCCCCGTTACATCGGCGATAAAGGTATGTTTGAACGCTTCGACGAGCACAATCTTGCCGAGAGCTTTTACATCGTATAAAAACTCCGCAAAGGAACCGGCCTTTTTCATGGGATTCAACATGTTAGATATACGCTCCTATCTTATTTGCGCATATATCCTCACTCAACAAAGTTAATCAATCATCAATTCCTCTTTGAGCTTACTCTCGGACTTTCAGCGAATCATACTGTAATACTATATTGTATTGTACCCTCAGTATATACTGCCCCTTATTCCACACAAGGGGCTATTTTTATGCCAAACAAAATATTCTATGCCTATATTTTAATATATTCTACCTATATTCTACTTTGGCACAAAACTATACCAAAACATCTTATTCTATATTATGTCAACTAAGTAAACTAACTTTACATAGCCGCCCCCTCCCCTACCCTATCGCAAGCGTCTTTCCGGTTCCAACCTAGCCAATTTCCCCTAGACCAATCCCGTCCTAGGCCCACGAACAAACCGACCCAACCAAAATAGAATTCCAACTAAAAATAAAACTATCACACCTCAAGCCCGCCAACCTAACCAACCAGCCCATCCTATTCCATCCTAACCTTAACCAACCTGCCCTGCCCGTCCTACCATCCCCCTCCCAGACCGGAACCTATAACCTAACCTACCAACCCAACCAAACCAACCTACCCCTACCCATCCTACCAACCCACCCACAGACCCACACTTATAACCTAACCTACCTGACCAACCCTACCTATCCAACCCCCCTACAGACCGGAACTTATAACCTAACCTACCACACTCAAATGTCCGTAGAATTCAATGGCCTATTTTGAGGACAGTTCAACCCACCAACCTAACCTATGTCAACCTATCCACACAACCCCACAACCTCACCCCCGACGGCCCCTCCTCCCTGAGTTCGCTCCACGCCACATAGCCTTACTTTCGCGCCATATACCTGTCCAGGCAGTCGCTAATACCCACAGTACAACCACTAAGGATATAATAAATGCCATGAATACACCTACCCAAAATATAGTGAAACCATCCCACACTACCCTGGGCTTTGTCACCTATTTCTCCTCTCTCGTAGCCTCAATCTACCCCTGGAAAATCAACCTAATTGAGAATGATTCTCATTCCTTTTATTGCGTGAACCCACTACCTCTTAACCTTCGTAGAATACCTCACCACACATCCTATAGAATAAACTTACCTGCAATAAGACACCTATCTCCACCAAAATAGAATTGGTGCCAGTGGTCCTTCAAAACCATATACGTGCCATTCCCTAAAAAATAAACGGGTAACTAACCTCATTTAGCCTTTTAAGTGACAGAATAAGCTAGCCTAAGTTACGCTGCTTTAATACAGCCTCGATAGCAGTAGAAGGTGCGTAGTACCTAGACAGTCCACGCCTAACCCACATATCTACCAGTCTGTTTAGAAGGGCATCCCTATACTCTTGAGACCCGCCCTCTCCATCTCTAACATAAACAGCCAACAAGAAGATATCCTTAGGGCTTAACGACATCCGAATTCTACACTCAAAATAACCTATAGACTGCTCAACCTTCACTTTCTTGTGGGGCTTATGAGCAACCATAGAATCAAACTTGATTACGTTTTCCATAGTTACCTCCTAGACTTAGTTTTACTCTACCTACCACAGGATGCAGTAGATTCCATGTCATAGACAATGGCCTATTACAGGCAGAACAGACAGCCAACATATAGGGACCATACGCATCCCTACAATTGAGTACCGTAAACTTATTGTGCCTACAACTACCTAAGCTATCCATGTTTAGCCTCCTTACTTAATAGAATGAATCCCTGAAAAAGGAATTCCAATGTCCATAGTCTGCCCACAACAAGTAAACTTATGCTCCGAACCTGCCATAAAGTAATCTCCAGCATGAGCCGAATACTTTGCTCCACAAATCCTACAGAACATTACCCTACCTGTAGGACGTAAGATTTCATCCTGAAGATTTATCATTAGTGCTTTCATCTTTAATTAACCTCCTTTCTTCATCTTCCATAGTGTCACCTGTCGAACTGTCTGTAAACTCTATGAACTGTAAATGATACCACTCTTTACCTACAAACCCACAGTCATTACAATCACATTTAAAATAACAAGCGTCACCTTCAACATCGAAACTGCCGTAGTTTAGTGTTTTCTCACCGCACCTAGGACACTTACCTGGTAATTTCATCTCAGCCTCTCTCTATTGGACGATCATTTACATCCCAAAGACACCAGCCTCCCTCCTTAGGATTATGCAACTGAACACAATCCACTTTCTTCGTCTTCTTATAATCATAACCTAACGCTGTCAAGAGCATATCAAACCCAGACGAGCCGTCAGACATGAGCCTAAAATCATCCCTGTAAAAAGTAATCACATTAAACCTCCTTAACTCGCTTTCCTCTGCGAACATGAATCCAAGGAAACACGAAATCTAACCAAACCAACCAACCAGGACGAAACAATAAAATCATCTTAATCACAATACGACCGATGACAAAGAGGGCAACCAGTCACTAAGTCTTCTTTGCCTCTCAATCCACGCTCAATCAATGACTTAACCACATCACGCCCACACGCCCAGCACATCCCATTATAAGGCATGAAGAATGGATAACCTTTCTCCTTACAGTAAGCCTCCTGATTCTTAATAAACTGTTCTCGGCTTAATTCAACCTTCTCAGACATCTTCATCCTCAGACTCCTTAACCTTAAACTGTTTTATATACTCCATCAAAGGGTTCATCTCCTCTACAATCGCAGTCCAGTCAATAACATGTCCCCACTTAGACCACATCTTTTTAACCACAGCTACCAGTATACCCTTGTACACCACAACAATACCTTCATAGGGAGCAACATACACTCCATCCTCAATAGAAACAACCTCACCTATCAGATAATGCTTTAGATCACAAGGCCCAACTTTAAGCTGAGCCCCCTCTTCACCATAAATGTCATACATACCCATCTTCTCTCTCCTTTATTAAGGGGGCGGTCTTTAAACCCCTTCTATTCACCGCCCTAAACTAGCCCTGCTGTTCAATATATTCACAGGTTTAACCACACAGATATGTGGCAAGGGATTCTAGCCTTTTTTCTCAATAGGTCCAGGCCAAGGAACTGTAGTTCTCAAACTAATCATCACAACCACACTAGATGAGATTGTATCAACATCATCCTCTGTTAATTCATACTCCGGCAGTATCTCCGAGTTTACGTGGTACTTAATCGCATCAAGAATCTGCTCACCCATATCAGGAGACATCTGAACCAACTCATCCAGAGGAACTGTTTTCTCAATAATAATCACATCGTTTCCCATTTAATCCTCCTAAAACTTTCCGTGTCTCCTCATCCAATCTTCCGCGTCGCTCCTCTTACCTGAAGAACAACAGAGAGCCATAACAAACATTCCCAAAACAGCTGCAGGAATCAGCCATAACCAGTGAATCATTTTACCTCTCCTTTCTTAGAAAAATGTAGTTTCTTCATCCATTCAGACTCAGTGATTCTTCCTCTATCAGCCGCCCTGAATTGCCCTCTAATCCCCTCATAATATGTATCGTTCAGCAAAACAGCCTCCCGCTCCCCTTTAACTACCTTTTCTGAGACTTCTGCACCACCATAACCAAATCTTCTAACTACTATACCCTCTTTAGGACTTCCTTCTCGGCAGACAACATACAATCCGTTGTCGCCGGGGTCGAACTTTTGCGTCAGGTGTTCCAAATCAACCCCCTCAGGCACACTCTGAACACCGAGAGACAAACCTGTGTAGTGGCCATTAGAATCAAAGAATTCCCCTGCAATCTGAACGAATCTAGCACACTCATACTCTTGGTCTGCTCTAACCTCTCGATGATTCAATTCCTCAAGGAAAGCATACACGCTCTCTGGCCCACCATTCCAGTGAAGATAAACAGCCGGAGAGAACTTCGTCCAATCCTTGTTAGCAAAAATTACAAACGCACGATTACCCATTTATTCCTCCTTCTCAATCAAAATATAACTATCCAGGGTAGGCAAGGATTTGCACCTTGTTCTGTCGGTTCACAGCCGAGTGCTTTACTAATTAAGCTACCTACCCATTTATTCCTCCTCCTGAATTGTTTTTCTTCCTTCCTTAATACACTTTGGGCAAACTGTCCCTTCGTACTCTGGCCCTGGAATGCCCTCTCTCTCATCAAACAACCGGCCACAATAAATACAGTTTACTGAATGTTTCTCTACCCAACTCATTCCATCAACCTCCCTTCAACCGTAACTCGCCCCTTGATGCCAGTTACAGGAAATCTACCTTTGCGAATCCTCATCAGTATGACTTTACCCCCGCAATCCGGCTTGTTCTCCAACTCACAACCCACACATGCCAGCAACCCCCAAACCTGCACAGACCAACAATCAGCCGTCAACTTGCTCTGCTCAACCTTTTTGGAGATAGCAACCCCGTCAATCCATCTATTAAACATCGTCATCTTCGTCATCCTCCTCTTCATCATCTTCATCCTCGTCGTCGTCACCCTGCTCAACCTCCTCAATTTGGGCAATATACCAGCCTCCATTGGGGTCAAATGGATCATCGTAGTCTTCCGAACTCGCAAATCCATCGTCTTTCCCTGCTAACGCTAACTTCCTTGCCTCTTCCTCATTTTCTGCGTAAACCTGACTCTGAGCCGTTTTATGCCAATGAACATCATACAACTTGTTCTTACCCATCAGTACACTCTCACAACCCTCGACTTGTAACCCGCATCAAGCCAAAGATTACAAAAACTCTCTGCATCCTCCACAGAGGGGAGAACCAAGGGTTTATGGTCATCCCCATTCAAGATGAACAAATCACGTAAATCATACCTTTTCCAAAGTAGCAGAACCCACATTTTTAACTCTCCTTTTCATAGCCGTGTGAAGCACTTTGTACCATTCCTTGAGCATGGGCAGCCTAGCCTCCACAAACGGCTCATACCTTGTATCTTTGGCCCGTAGAATAAACGCACCAATATTAACCAACTCAACCGAAAACAACTTAGAGTAGTAGGTCACGCAAGTCATTCCCTCAAACATCCACCACAAACACGTCCCACACATCGCTTGATCGCCTCCCCGCTCCCAGGCAACCACACACAACGGACAGGGATTAACAGAACCCACTCCTTCGTTATACCACGCTAAAAGAATCTGAACAGCTTGCATCCACTCCATTAGGTCTTTCTCGGTCATATCAGACGTAGCCTTGACCTTCTCTAAAAGCGTTTTCATAGCCCCTCCTAGATATGAACATCGCACGAAACTACAAGAGCCTTTTGGTGTGCCTCCAAATATCCTCTTACAATTCCTTCCCATTCAATTCCGTGTTTTTCCTCTTGGTAAAATCCCCACCAACCCATCTCTCCCTTCTGCCTCCATTCGCCATCCGGTAAAATTACAGCGAAAGGAATCCTACTCCTTATCGAACTCATCCCAGAGCCACGCGCCAGCCACACAACCCGCCACAAAGCAGGTGAAACAAAGCAATCCAATCAAAACCCACATGTGTCCTCCTTCTAAAATAAAAAGGGCCTACTCACCGTCTTGACTCAGCTTTCGGCCCTACCGCAAATAAGAAAGGAGATTAACCTTAACCGCGCATATCTAACCTTTCGCACCCCATCTCCCAGATTCTTCCACCCACCTTCACAACCGAGTCACCTGTGATAAAGGTAAATCTACCCAGAGCAACTAGAAATAACCCCGTCCAAAATAACACCCAGCCCAACATGGTGCGCATCCATCGCTCTACTTCTTACCTTCAACATCATCAAACAAATCATCAATAGACGGCTCTTCCGATGCTGGCTTAACCTCTACCACCGGCTCTGGGTCAACCGGCTTCAGCTCAGTCTTCTTTGGAGCAGCCTTAGGCTTAACCACCTTAGGCTCATCGGGCGGAAATAATCCGATTCTCTGAAGGCAAGTAGTTCCAACCTTCAACACAACACCGTCATCCCGTACAACAGTATGTGCCTGCCGACCCTTCCCACCGCAAAGCGCACAATGAAAGTGGTCCTCGTCAATGCCAGACAATCTAGCATCCTTCTGACCATACTTAAATGTGTGACCTACAGTAAGCTCTTCAAACGTCTGTTTTTTTGAAGCAGCCAAACTCATTTTAAACATACCTCCGTTTATTAAATTTACCAAACATTCCACGCCGGTACCTTTTAGCCTGACGCGGAACATTGATATCCACTACATTATCCCGATTCAAGAGATTCAACCTACGTCTCCTGATACGGGAACGCACAAAAAACAAACCTCTAGGTGACAATCCCATATTCTATCTCCCACCCATCTCCGAACTTCCTATGAAAAATAATCCTAAAAAACTGAACCTGACTAAATTCAGACATTACATTCGCAGAATGTGGACTCGCAAAACGAGATTGCAACCAACCCTTCCGCTTACGTACCTCCCTTACACAAACAAACGGCTTCACACCAACCACAGAGAAATTACGATTATCAACATAAAGATAAAAACCTTCCCGATAATTGTCCAACTCTTCATAACCTCCATTATACCAACTATCTGCTTCATCCTTACTTTCCGCAGTAACCGCAAAAAATTCTTCTGTCCTAAAATCAAACTTCCCCATATGGAAAAGCATAGGACCATAACCAACAAACATCTTAGCCATCCTCAATCTCCATGAATGATAAACGGTGAGTCTTTGTCATCCTTATCGACTTTATCCAATCCGGTTTCTTTCAGATAAGACGGCAGCAACATTGATTGTTTGTCACCCACGCCATAATGCTTATCCCACCAATCATTAAAGTTGTCTGTTCCAGGTTGATACTGCTTAATCTCTCCAGGCTTATACCCAGCAAGCCAAGAACTTGATGTAACAACCTTATCAGAGCTTTTAGTTTTTTTGCAGCCCAAATCTTCCACCTGCCTCTCGCTCTCCACACAATCTTTACAGAACCTATCACGAATTCTCCGCACCGCCTCATCACCGGAACAATTCTCAAAATGCTTAATCAACTTCGCAGCAAGCCAGCCGGTGCGCCCGTGGCCTCCAACACACCCGAACCCTGCTCTATACCCAGATTTCATCAGCCAAAGCACTATTTCATACACACGCTCATTAACCCCTCTATCCGGCACATGGAGTGCGATAATGTTCTCCGGCCTTCCTTTATCCGACCGGTAACGTTCCCAAATCCTCTGAAGCAAAGGATTCTTAAACCTAGTATCCTTCACTTCTTCAACATCCCACCGATACTGGTCTAACCCAATAAAAACATCAAGCCCCTTTACAACCTCAGCAACATCACCATCATAGTCACAACTGCTACACAACAAAACTCGATGCTTCCCAATCGTCACCCATAAAGGATGCGTACACGCTTTATAGATAGATTTTGTCCCAACCTTATCTTCTTTCTTCTTCCGATGAAACAGTTTCACAGCCTTTCTCCTCTTGTCCTTACCTTTTTTTCTCTTCCTGCTCATAACATCTCCTTTACCTTCCAAACTTTACTATTACATCCATTTATAGGCACGGTACAAAACTCGTTTCTAGCCCAACGAATCGCACTCAAATAGATAGAATCCCCTATTTGCTTTGCCGCAAGAACCTTCTCCACAACATACCCAGCGCAGTTAAACTTATTCAGCATCAACCCGTTATTATGGCATAAGTTAATCAATTGGTCCATCGCAATCACAGTTTCTTTATAATGACCCTTTGCCCACGCATACATCAAACGCTGTAAAGCCACAACAACGTTCAGCCAGCTTTGTCCACCATAACCACTTCCTCTCCACAACCCCCCAAAAATTTTCTTACACAGAACAACCATAGACGGCCAATAAGTATAAGGTATAGCCAGACTATACACAGCGTTCCTACTACTCCAAAATTCGGGCAACTGAACCAACTTCTTCAACCTAGAATACGCTTTTACAGCCTCTTTTTGCCTCTCCTTGTTTTCAGGAGAACGACAATTCATCTGCGATTCCCTTCTCGACCGATGACTAAAATGCCTAGCCTCTGCTACAACGGCAGACAACCCAAACATCAAAACTATCTCAGCACAATCCGCTATTACTTTATCATAATACCAATCATCAAACGGACTTGACCCAAAATATTGAAACTTCCTACATGCCTGTAACTCTTCCGTCTGGTAAAACTCAGCCACTGCTTTCCAAAGCCAACAATACGGAACCGATAAATACCTAGAGTAAACTTTCTCTTTCTTAGACAAAGTAAGAGGGGAAGTACAGACCTTCCCCTCTTCTTTCAACCATTCACGCCCAAGGCCAACGGAAACCACAGCAGCCTCCTCAAACTCGACTGAGAATCCCCTTCATAACCGACCTCGGCACATCCAGAGCAATGTAGTCCTTACGATACCGAAGATTCGGTTCCAACTTCCTCGCAATATGGATGCGAAGAGTCCCATCCTCAGCTTTACGAATACGGAACCCAGGAAACTTTACAGATTCCCAGTACCTCGCACCCGTTCCCGCATACGACGAGACCTTACCGAATTCCATCGGCTTAGCCGCAATCTTCTTAATAACTTTCTTTGCGGCCTTCTTAGCAGTCTTCTTCAGGCTAGCCTTCGTTTTCTTAACCGTCTTCATTTTACCTCCTAATGATTAAAACACCACGACTAAAACGCTCTTGTTACCCAATCATATTAGTCTGCCTTCATGTAACCTCCACGACGAGTTTCTCCGTTACCGGCCTCGGTGCGTTCTGCAAAACCTGTTCAACATAAACAGCCCCTTTTATTTCTTCAACAATGTCTTTCCACTTCACCACAGCTCGCCCTTTCTCTGCCCTGAGATAAGCAGTCAAGCTACCGACCTCAACTTTCTCATCAGTATACAACCGAGCAATAAACTGCTTCTCGTGGTCTTCCATCTTAGCCTTTGCTAACCTGATTTTGTCCTCGGCAGCTTTTAACTTCTGACCCAAACGAAAATACTCTAACAATTCCTGTTGATTTATCATGTTTCCTCCTGTATAAACTTTCCCAACCGCCTCACATTGATACCACTCCATCTCCATAACATGAAGCAACGAAGCAGACCAGTCTGCAAGTTGCTTCTTCCAACTCTCCTCCAACTCTTTCCATGGCATAATCATTTTGTAACCTCCTAGAACCCCCAATGACGCTTAACCCACAGCGTCGTCATCCCCTCACAACCTTCACACTCTTTCTTCTCGCAGAACCCATGCGCTCCTGTCAACTCACAAACGCTAAACGCAACCCCGCTATAAGCCTCCTTACCATGACCCAACACAAACATCCTCAGGGATTTCACCCCATCCTCAGTCAAGACCTTCTCATACTCCTGAGGCGGCACAGGTTCCACCAACCCTTTAACCACATCATGCTTGCGGTAAACTGTGTACATCATAGCGAACCTCCTTTACTTCATCGAATTGAACTTAGGAATCAGAACCGACTCCATCAACTCCTTGAAAACCTCTTCTTTCAAGAAGCAACCCTTCTTAGTCGGCTTGAAAACTTCCGCAGGACGCTCGATGAAGACATCCGCATTGCCATCCACCGTCTTCACATCCATGTAGAACAAACGAATGTCAACGAACCTCTGCCCTTTGTCTTCAACCGACGTTGTTCTGACCTCCATCATTGCTCCCGACGGCACACGACCCAGAACTTTTTCGTTCTCCATATTTTATCTCCTTTCTTAAAGATTGTAACCAAAACAAAATGAGGCTGATTTAGACAACCGCAGCTGCCAAGGCTCAGCCTCAAGAAGCCCTATATCGGGAGGTTACGCTAACCTAACCTCACCATCCCCCACAATCCCGAAGAATCCACAACAAAATAATCCCCAAGAGAATCCCAACAACAGGGATATACAAACCAACATAACTAATCTTACGGATTGTTTCATATTTCACGATAGCCTCCTCTACGCTCTCCTGGCATACTTAGCCACTAGATTCTTCATCATATGCATCCAGTGACGACCAATGTAAGTATGCCGAGTCAAGAAATCCTCAATCTTCAGAATGAGAATCATTTCATCCGTTGACATCAGACCCAGGTACATCCTGGTATCATCCAGCTTTTTCTTCGCCCTCAGAAACTCCACACGACACTCACGCTTTTCTAGCCTGTCAGCTTCTTTCTCAACTCTGTCAGCCCAGGCCAACACAGGCATCTCGCTGTCAAGCGAAACTTTCCTCTCTCTACCTTTCTTTTCCATCGACAACATAGCGTAACCTCCTATATTAAATGGATTCGATCACACGCCTAATTACACTAATCAGTGCCTTTGTATTCCGGCTCCCTAACGCCAACTCAACGTCTACCTGGCAATCTTCAGGCATCAAAGACTCATCAGCTTTAAGATAACGATTCCAAATGTTAACCCATTTCTCTACAGTCGTCTTAGGCACGTCACTCTTACCTATAGATTCCCTTTCATAAACTAACTCGACAAGATTCGACAAGAAGCAAACATACTCTTTTCTGACCTCACCTTCGCCATGCTTAACTGAATCAAGCATATCTCGCTGAACTCTCTCTAACTCACGCCTACCTAGTTCACGCTTCGACAATTGTTTTTAACTCGCATATTTCACTCCTAATACTAATATAAGTCAAAATAACCTTCAAAGCAAGAGAAATTTTCACACCAAAGTTGTTGAAAATAAACAAGTTGTGGATGGAACCTACGCCCACCGATTTACAATGGGGTCGGTCCACGGACACTTCTTGGCCTTTTTGGATTTTTAAGCAATTTTCATCTAATAGCCCGAAGAACCTGGGCATCCTCAGAACCCTCGGTCTGGAGGACAGGTATTAAAAAGGATATAATCTATAGCCTTGTAAAACCCCCAAGAACCGGAACATCCTGACAACCAAACAGTCCAGAAAACCATCCCCAACCTAACCTTCCTATCCCAATCCCAACCTAACCTTCCTATCCCAATCCCAACCCAACCTCATCCTCTCCGGTCCAATTTCCGAGCTTCTAGAAGCCCTAAGCCCTGCCAACCAGCCGAACCCAACCAGCCGAACCCAATTTCCATCCTCTCCGGTCCAATTTCCGAGCTTCTACCATTCCTGGTCCAAAAAATCCCAAAAATTAAAAAATTTCCCACATCCGTCCAGCCAAAAACACGAAAATTCGAGTTTGAAATTTTTGTGAGCCACTCAAATCCGAACAGCCCAAGAATTCTCAGCCTACAATACACCTAAAAACTCACCGGTTCTATCCTGCCAACCTTCTCGCTGCAATTTACCATAGTCCTCCTCTAGCACGGGCAACAAGTCGCTAAGCCACACAAGGTAATGACGTGCCTTGTCTTTAATCTCATCAAACTTCCTAACTGTTATTCCTGTTTTTATTATGTCATCAAACTCATCCAAGCAAGCCTCATAGTAATGATGGAACCGCTTATAGCCTGAGAGTACCTCAACTTTACACATAAACTCCCAAGAAATGAATTTCAAAGCCAGTTTGTGTAGCCGCTCCTGATCTACGACTTGCTGTTCCTGGTCAGTCGGTTCGATATGACCTACCTTTAAGAGCTTGCAACATTCCACAATTTCCGGCTCTGTAATTTCCAACTTAATAATCTTTGCGAGCTTCCTTAATGCCCCCCGAATACCTACCTTTTCTGCATCCTTAACAAACTCCAATGAATCCCAGGATTTAGCGCAAGAAAAACAGTAGGCAAAACCCTTCTCAAAATCTATTGAAAGAGACGGCATTATATCCCGATGAAACGGGCAAATAACCATCTCCTTATTTTTTCCCCCAATTCTATTTCCGTGAAAATAATATTGGTAAACCAGCCGGAAATCGCTTCCCAGTAATTTTTTGAGTTTGCCTCTAGATGTCATGGCCTAAATTAAATCCCCCGTAGAAATATTGGTAAAAATTATGCTCTGTGAGAGGAACTGGTAATCCAAATCGGCCTGAAGTCTAAAAGATTGACCCGATGCCCCATCCCGCATCTTCAATACCGTCACTTGAATTACCCCAGGCGTATTGTCATCTTTCCACAGGAACAAACCTATATCAACCTGACGTTCTGCTTCAGACGACGAACTCAGACCTGATAGAGTGACCGAACTACCCGCCGTTCCTTCCTTATCAATAAATTTTTTGTATGTTTCCCTGTTGATATGATAAGGAGTAAGAATTGGTATGCCTCGATTAGCGTGCGTCCTAGCCATACGCTTCAGATCACGAAGCAACTGGCCCATCTCCTCGTACTCCTGCTTCCTCCTGATAGAAGGAACCATATTCCGTATGTCATCAAGAATGAGCAAATCTACCTTGAACATTGACTCATACTGAAGCAATTTGCCTCTGAGCCAATCCATCGTTGCCCTAGATGGGGCCTGTGTTACCATCAGTTCTCCATGCTCACCCTTCTTCATAAAATTGCTGAGAGCAATCAAGGTCTCCTGCTCTGCCGGATTCAACTGACCACTCTTCAACTTCTGCGATGATAGAGGAACATACCCATCAAATACAGGCAGTTTAGTCATCCTAGAATAAATCCGCCTCCGAAGTTGCTGCCTTATGGTTTCTGTAGTCACCATCACGACGTTTCTTTTCTGAACACAAGCCACATGAACAGCAGTATTGATACAGAACGTAGTTTTGCCTACACCTGTCCACCCTACAATAAGACCTAAATCCCCGCCACGCATTCCCAATACACTAGAATCAAGCACCTCAAAACCAAAATCAACAGATGATGAAATCTTTTTGTCTTTTGCTGAAGCAACTTCTTCAATAAAATCGTCAATTTCCGACCGCAACAGACCATCTGGAGCTAAGTCCACATAACTACTCTCCAAATCACTCATCGCAGTCAGCACATAATCCCTAGCAGGGAAGTAACCTTCAGCCTTGACCTTAGCCCCTCCTTCATCTATAACTTCTTCAAACCTTATCACTCGATAGACTTCTTCTAATCTACCCAGAGTCCATGTGAAAAACGACTCATCTTTAGTCTCCGCCTTCTCTTTACCTTCCAACAAAATCTGCTCACAAACTAAGAGGTAATCCTCAGGGACTTTGGCCGCTCTCATAACCCCACGGAAACCATCCATGTCTACCATCCCCATAGTCTGCGTGTTGTAACGAACCATCGAGAGCCATATAGCTCTTTGGTGGTCCTTAAAATGCTCCTTCTTCAGCCTACTTTGAGCTTTATGCAGAGCTTTCTCTTTCCCCTTGAAAAAGATATAACACACAATGAACTGCTGCAAACCCTGCCACTCTTCATTCATGCGTCAACCCCATTAGACTAGCCAACTCGATAGAATCCAGAGAAGGAAAAACATCACTTTTCTGTTCAAATATCACATCAAATAAAGCTGACTCATACTTCAATCTATTCCACAGCCTCTCTTCAATCGTACCTTTGGTCAAAAGAAAATAAACAACCACATTCTTACAGGTAGCCCCCATCCTACGCAGCCTACCTATTAGTTGCACCAATTCTTGAGCATTCAGAATAAGGTCTACACATAATAGATACCTAGCTGACTGTAGATTTAACCCTACTTTTATCGCATCCGTACCAATTAGTATCTTGAGCGCAGGGTCTTTAAGAAATCTATTCCGTATTCTTTCCCGTTCTACTTTGCTCGTTATGTCACCCGTAATCACTTCAAAGTCTGTCCTACCGCTCTTTTTAAACCTTTCTACGAGTGTACGCACTGTCCCCTTATAAAAGCTATAAATCAGAACCTTCTCACTACCTAATTTATCATCTACAAACTGACAAATTGCGTCGAGTTTCGTACTAGAATCATCTTTGAAACCTGCCGTCCTTGTACCAGCGCATAACTGCCGCATAAAATGAAACCCTTTGTTGCGTATAGTAGCCAACTCACCAGCATCCCAGAGTTTAACTAATTTCTTATGGGCTTGCTCCTGAAGCTGCCTTTGACGCTCCGAAAGGTACAACCATATCGGCTTAACGATTAATCCAGGCAGTTCCTCCCCCACATCTGCAAAGGTCCGCTGAATCACATAGGGGTAAACTTTATCTTTCAACTCCGGCAAATTTCTGGCTCTTACGAACTCTTTTTTCCAGAATGTTCGACCATCCCTGAGTGTTCTCCTTGTCTTTCGGATTACACAATAATGATTCTCAAAACCCACAGCCGTACCGAACACTCGATTCAGACCCAGAGCCTCAAGCAGAGAATGTAAATCCATCGGAGACTTCTGCATTGGAGTAGCTGTAGTCAACACTATCCGGTTGGCGTTTCTAGTTAACTGCTTCACCACCCCTGCCGTTTTTGTCCAATGATGCCTAAAGAAATGGGCGTCATCAAATATCCAGTTACGAATACCCAAGTCGTTAATCATCTCCCAATCCCTGATGAGAACCTGATAGGAGATAATCATAACGTGGAAACCTGAGACATAGTTAGATACCCTCTCCTCAGGACCAAAGATACCTAACACAGGATGGGCGATAGAACTAAATTTAGAAAACTCATCCGACCACTGAATAATAGTTGGGGGAGGAGCCACAAGTAGAAACCGGTCATCTTCGTTGTGCTTATGCGTTATCAGACTAATCAATCCGATACATTGAGCCGATTTGCCTAGACCTGTCGCGTCAGCAATAATGCATTTTTTAGCCGCATAAGCATAAAGCATTCCCTGTTGCTGGAAGGGACGTAATGGTTGGATTAAACCGATATCCGGCAGACTGCTGGACTGAAAATTAGGGTGTGACCTAGCAGCTTGTTTTATTTTTAGTGAAAGATTCACGCCATATCATATACCGTTTCTACCAGGGTTCTAAACTTATTTATGTCAAACAAAACCCCTGGGCAGGACTTATCTGCAAAATCTTTATGCCCAAAAATATTCGTCACAGGAATATCAAAAAGATGCAACCACAAAGCCACAACCTTGGCTCCTGCCTTCAATAAATCATCCGGCGGCACAACAATATCAAAGTTCCCTACAAAACATATACCAAGAGAGTCTTTGTTCTGTCCCCTAGTGTGAGCACCTTGAACATTCCACATTCTACCCGTAAGAATCTCGTAGTTCAAACTATGACCACCACTTTCAATTAATTCAATACCTGCATGGTATCCAATATCAACAAGTCCCATTCCATCTGGAGGTGGAGTCACATGATACCTACGAATATCCCCCCAAGATACCGTCCCACTATCTCGCGTCAAGCTGTGATGTAATATCACCTTATTAATTGTAAACACACTGCCTCCTAATGTTTCAAAGCCAGCGACATTAGCGTCGTAGCCAGAATTAAAACTATCGGAATTAAAGACCAACGGAGAATTCTTAGCGACTTCTCAATATTACACAACCTTAAAGGAACTGCCTTTAGTGCCTCTACCAACTCCCTAGTAGCCTTAGTATTATCAACCACAGCCTTACAAGTAGTACCTAGTTCATTCATAACCTGAGTCTGCGTTTCAATTGTGTTTTCAAAAATCTTCACTAAGATGTTACCAGAAATACCACCGTTGTTCATACCAATCTTTCTCCTCGCCATCATCCTTCTCCGTTATTGTTGTTAGTCTTTTTCCCAGTCATAATCGAAGTAACTACGTTCTGTGTACCACGTACAATAAACAACCCGAGAGCCAAGTCCTTTATTACCTCCATAGCCTTTAGAATAATCTGGTCAGAAACCTTTCCGAAAAACATCTTTGACATAACCACCAGTGCAAGAACACCAGTTCCCGAAACAAGGAAACTAATAACCTTCATCCCTGAGAGTTTAAACAACAACCTCCCTATAAAACCTTTAAACTTCATGTCTTCTTCTACCATCACATGTCTCCTCCAACCCATGCACAATGAATCAGATAATCTACTCCCTCTTTAAGCGTTTTAAAGTTTGGAAACATCCGAGCGACACCACGGTAATATCTATGGTCAACTTCATTTACCACAATCGTAAATTTATCCCAAGCAAAACACATACCGATTTCAAAAACTTCTCCTACTCCCAACAACTTTGGACGGTAATCTCTAAAGTAAACAAAAACAATATCAGCCATCCGAACACAAAACTTATCTGGAGGCCACCAAAGAGACTGTGTGAGTTTCTTATCTGTTTCTTCTTTCTCTTCCTCTGATATTAACTCATCATTTCCATCTTTTATCCACGGAACTATAGGATTCAAAAAAGTAAATATCCCAGGAACTTCGTCGTCACAACGATTAATCACATATTTATGCCAGTCCCCATAAAATCCTCCAGCAAGATACGTTTTTATCAGACTGTTCATCTTTCAATCCTCACACTACCACCGTCTCCAGCTTTCAAAAGTTCCTTCTCAAACTCAGGATACTTATTCAGCATCCTCAAAATAGGCAGCCCTTCACGAAAATTCGTGACCGGAATCATACGCTTATACTTACCTGAGAGTAAAAGCATTGGCCATCTCGCTATAGCTCCACGGAATCCTTCTTTCCAAGCATACTCAGTCTTATATTGATGAGACCCACTACGTAAGAACACTCTGGGCTGCCCTTGAACATAAACATGAGCCACACCCACAAGGTCATGCCGATGAGCAATAGCTACCACATCCGCAGTAGAATCCATCTGGTTTAAATAATTAGAACAGGGGTGAAAGATATTATGCTTTGCTTCATTACCATATTTGTGATACGCCACAATCCTATATGGCACATCGCCCAATTTCAAGTTAACAGTCCCACCAAACCCCAGATAGTAGCCAGGAATCTTGCTCTGTAGCGCTTCCATGATATCCCATCTAGCTCTAGTACGAACCCAGTTGTCGTGACAACCCATAACCATAAATAGAGTGTTCGGAACTAGACTAAACAGATACTCCACTATCTCATAAAGCCTTCGTGTAGGAATAGAAACAGTCTCGTTCTCCAATTCAAGAAATCTCAAGTCAATAACATCCACCGAATCACCATTAAATCCAAACAGCAAATTCGGTTCCTGACCTATCAGCTTTAGGTCGCTAACCAAAGTCTTTGTATCTGTCTTATAGTGTTCAAAATGCCAGTCTCCACCTATCACAAGACCAGTCCATCCATAGTTCTCGTACTTCGGGAACACTTCTTCTTGACGAACATCCCGTTTATGCATCGCCTTAGCCCCAGAAATCACCAAATCAAGGAACTCTTCCGTACAGCCATCATCAGGAATCTTTTTATCATCTGTTACAAGAGGAGTAAAACCTGGAGCCGGTAATTCACCCCATGTTTTTTCCCTACACCACCCTATTCTCCCCTGCTTTCTCAGCCTCCCCAATTTCTTATTAATTGCCATTGGTGTAACACCAAACTTCTTAGCCAAAATACTAAGAAACCCGTCAACATACCCCCGACGACCATCTGGACGTTTAAGCCACACCTCAGAAGACTCATATATTCTAATAAGAGCCTCTTCCCTTGTCTCTGTTGCCGAATAGGAAAGCCTCCAATCAACACATTTAACCATTATCTCTGTATCCTCCTAATTCAATTTATACCAAATTCCGTGTGAGCCAGCATATATAGTCACCGTTTCTGAGGCGTCTTCACATCTAAACTGCAACTGTACAGTTCCAGCATTCGCCCCATTCACCAAGAATCCCACTATCGGTATGAAGCTCCGAGTAGCGCGTTGGAATGACTCCGAAGCAGTATTAGTATCGAAAGCCGTCACCTCACGGTCAATAGGATACGCAGTACCAACTTCTAGCATATCCAGGTGAAACCAGAATGATGTCGGGCTACCAGGACCCGTAAACCGGAACCAGGGCGCACAAGTCGCCGCTGTGCTCCATCCTCTAAGTGAAAACTCAAAATGATAAATCTTATTGGCTTCCACAGCAAAAGATAAACCCGTAACATTCGCTGGTGTTTGGGTAGAGTTAGTAACATCCGATACAACACCCATTATCCCCATTTTTGAGGCAAGAAAGTATTGCGGATGATCGTCATCAGCTAACCCATCAATAGATAAACCGTGGTCAAGTTTACCACACTCAGCTGTACTTTGATGAGTATGGTCAGGAACCTCAGATGCCGCTCCCCCTGAGGCTTCCTCTTTCAGGTATTGTGTGTGGTCATCATCATCGCGTCCAGTCAATCCCCCGTGGTCAGCAGCCGGTAACATAGAAGGGTCAATCAACCCCGCAGCATCTAAAACTATAGGCTTACCTGCATCCGCTACACCAACCGAAACGTCAATATACTCATCTTTGATATAGAAATAGACCTCACCCTGGTGGGCGATTGTGATAATTTGAGCCGTGTGCTTTTGTAAAGCCGATTCCGTACCAAACTGTCTAGCTTTACCCATTCATTAACGCTCGCATCCTCTTATCTTTCCCGCTCCTTGACGCAAGCCTAATTCTCCTAACTGACCCAGAACAGCCAACGCCACACGAACATCTATCCGAGTCAGTTCACAATAAAAAGGAAGAGCAATTTCCCTGCTCCCCATAATCTTTCGGTTAGCTGCATTACATCCCTTAAAGCAGAACAACCTCGCACTGCACTTCTCACAATTATTGCCCATTAAAACATCCCCACAAACATCACTCCTCATCAGCCTTTGAGTCTCCAACAACTTCAACTCATCCCATCCCTTCTCAACATCTCCAATCGCATACGTCGCAGGGTCACTATAACTAGCATACCTCTGACAAGGATAGATAAAACCAAGATGGTCAATAGCCGCACAGTTGATAGCCGTCCCACACATTGTCCCCCCAGGAGCAACCCCAGAAGAAAGGCTGCTCCTCACCCCGTCTATCCACTTCATGTAAATCGGCTGATTAGCAGCCTTAGCCAGGATGTAGTAATGACCAAGTGCTACCAACATCTTCTCATAATCCCACAACTGAACATCCGTCCATTCTGTCTCGTAATCCGGCTCAATTGCGATATTTTTAAATCCTTTATTCCTCAACCACCGGTAATCATAAATCCAATTCTTTGCCGTATCCGGTTCAATCGTCGGACGACATTCAAGTTTAGGCCATCTCTTTATAATCTCATCAATAGGAATATCTCTATACGACCCCAGACCATTAGCGTGAATTCTATACTTATCGTGAGTCTCAGGCCTACCATCAATGCTCAAAAGAAACGGTCCCTCTTTCTTAAACTTTGCCTCAATCCAATCAAGGCGAGCAGTATCCAGCATCGTACCATTGGTAGTCATAGACCACGAAACCTCTACCCCCCTGCTCTTTGCTGTTTGATTACCCACCTCCACAATGAACTCAAGAATCTCCCAATTATAGGTCGGTTCTCCACCGAAGAAATGAACCAGAATCGTCTTATCGGGCTGTTTTACAAACAACCAATTCAACACTTTCTCAGCTGTTTCCTTGGTCATCTTCCCTGGCTGGTTATTCGCATAACAATACGTGCATTTTAGGTTGCACATATTGGTAGGAAAAACAAACCAAGTAAATCCTCCGCTCTGACCTGTAGCTGCTCCCTTCCCCATATTATCAACATTCACCGACTTATCTATCCCTTGCTGACACGAGTAACAATTCTGACAAATACTAGCCCTATCAGGAATCCCCACATTTGATTCCTGTAATACCTGACCAATAGTCTTAACCGTAAATGATGCAGATACATCCTGCTGACAGGTATAGCAATTGCAGCAACGTTTAGCTTCTTCCTCTGATGATAGAACACCATCAATCTTCTTCCCCTGCTGCAAATCCCTAGCCGTAACCGACTTGTCCACCCCCTGCTCACAGGTGTAGCAATTCTGACAGCGGGACATCTCATCATCCACAGAGAGTGTTTTATCTACCCCCTGCTGGCAGAAATAACACGTTCTACAAAGTTTAGCCCTCTCCTCTTTATCCATAAAAACCTCCTATATAAAGTATACCGAGTTATGGGACATAATGAACCTGACAATTTACACAAGAATAGCAAGTAGCATAACAATGCTGACAAGTATTACAAGACGTACAGGTAACCGCAACCTGACAGGTGTTACAGTTCTGGCAGGTGTCACATGATACACAGCTAACCCTAATCTGACAGGTATTACAAACATTACAGGTACTGCACTCCTGTTTCGTATAGCAGGAGTCGCAAGTAGCACAAACCTGACAGCCTCCCTGCCATGTGTAGCAACTTTGACAGACATCGCATACCTGACAAGTCTCACAACTACCACACACCTGAGAAGAAACACAAGCCTGACAGGTATTGCAAACCTGACAACCTCCCTCCGACGCATAGCAATTTTGACAGACATCACATACCTGACAGGTGTTACATATCACACAACCAGACTGAGCAGTAACACAACTTTGACACCCCACGCACATCTGACAGGTGTCACATACCACACAACCACTCTGAGCCGTGTCACAGCTTTGACAAGTGTTACATGTCGCACAAGCATAGCACAAATAACATCCAGACTCTGTTGAAACACATATCTGACAACCCACACACACCTGACAGGTTTGGCAACTAGCCACACTCATCTCACAAGTATTACACGCCTGACAAGTCTGACATGACCCTACACCTTGCTGGCAGGTATCGCAAACCTGACAAGCAGCACACTGCGACGTATTACAAGCCTGACAAGTATCACAAAATTCACAAGTCGCGCAAGCCACAGCCTTCTCCTAACTCACGGTGGACCACCTTGGTAACTCACACATATTTCACAAATATAACAAGACCCCTGACAGACGTTGCACACATCACAAGAAGTACAATCCTGAGCTGCCACACAATATTGACAAGTATTGCATACCGCGCATCCCGAAGGGTGTTGAGCCGAATAGCATAATTGACAAGTCTGACACGAATAACAAGTATACCAATGCTCACAAGTATCGCATACCTGACAAGTGGTGCAAGTCTTAACCCCCAACTGACAGGTATCGCAGGAATCACAAACATTACAAATATCACAAGCCCCAGGACAGGGTGAATAAACCGTTTGACAACCATAACACGCCTGACAAGTCAAGCACGTCTTAACCGAAACCTGACAGGTATTACAGGAATCACACGTATTGCACAGTTCACACGAAGTACATGAAGTCACATTAATCTGACAGACGTTACAGTATACACAGGCATTACATACCTGACAGGTCACACAAGTTGTGACATTTGACTGACAGATATTACAAACCGCACAGACATTACAAATCTGACAGGTGGCACACTCCCCTACCGATGACTGACAAGTATTGCAAACCTCACAAACATCACAAGTCTGACAACCACCCTCCGTAGTCACGCACAGTTCACACGTATCACAAGTCAAACAACCTTCCTGCGTAGCATTACAAATCTGACAGGCATAGCATACCGAACAGGATACCTCCTGAGCATAACAAGTCTGACAGCTATAGCAGACGTAACAGAAAATTTCCCCAAGAGTCTGAAGATCATCCTGTCCAATAACCTGAGTTGTCTCCGTCGTTGGATTCTTTACAACCTGTTTAATTCTAAAAACCTTAGCGTCAAATTCCCCCGTAGCATCCGCCGCTCTAGACCGAGTAACCACCACCTTCCGCGTCGGGAATAAAGTAAAACCTTTCAACCCAAAGGTAGAAGAAAAAACAGTAATAGGTTTGGACACCATATCCAAAACCCCACCAGCCACATTAGTCGCATCCGATTCACTTCTTAGATATGTAACAATAGACAGAGTTTCTCTAAGCCCATACTTAAATAAAGCCTCATCATTAGTTACTTCAACAATCAAGTATTCATCCGTCGTGGGATTCTGACCATAACTTACTTGAACCTTATGCCTAATCCATGAATCGTCTTTTATAACCTTCCAATCTGCATAGAAATCTTCATCAAATAACTCAAGAGTTCCAGCTTCAATTGTAGGTTCATAAGCCATAAACGACAACTTCCCATTCTCTGTGGGAGAGAAGAAAGCAACAACACTCCTACCTATCGTTTGAAGAACTTGCCTGGAGTCCTCATCAGTATCCAGATAGATGTCTAATAAGTATGTCCGTAAAGAATCTGTGTTAGTAAAAGAATCTAAGTCAAGTTCATCATCCGTCCAACCCAGATAAGTTTTTAAAATATCTTTAGCTATCGCTCCGCCCTTTTCTATAAGATTATTAGACCCAGCAACAAACCCTTTTGCCTTGACCTTCAAAACATGACCCTTATCTTTATGAAAAGGAACCAAAAGGGTAAACTCTCCTTTAGTCAAATCTACCGTATATTGCGTAGTGGGAGTCAAAACTTTCTTGTTCTTCTTAACCTCGGTAATCTCTTTAATTGGCCGACTATCGCAAATCTTCCACTTTCCCCCTGTTCCTGCCGTAGTATCAATACAAATCGGAGTTATGTCAGATTTTACCCCATAAAAAAGAGGGATTGCCTTATCCTCATCATCGGGGTCCATGTTAGGGTAATCAGTAATCCAATAATGGTCTATGGGAATCTGGGCTAAACTACCCACACGCATATCCTTCAAAGTAAACACCACCAATTCATCTGAAACAGAGAAGTCGGAAATTCTACCCACAAAGAATGTCTGATACTCAGAATACGGAAGAGCCTCTCCTCCAATCTTGATAACCACAACCCGATTAGTCCAAATATATTCTTCCACCGCAGTATCAAACCACCCGTCATTGTTCAATGAAAAACTACTAAAGTTAAACCGATACATCCCCTCGACAATATCATCAACAGCCAAATCCATAGCCGGAAAACTATCCTGTCGGATAAGAGGACGATACTCTCTATTCCCATAATAATAAGGCGCTGTAGCAAAATCCTTACGGCAAAAAGCCATAACAACATCTGTATTACTTCCACTAGATAGGTTTTCATCGCTAGGTCCATGAACGTAAATCATCTGACCATAGAAATCGAAATACCAGCTACCGTCAGCAGCCTTAACCTCAGCAACGCTAACTTTTATAGTAAGTGAAACCCCATTATAGGCCACACTTGTAACCCCGGTTTCTACACAAGCATGAGAATAAGTATCACTACCCTCAGAAGTCCAACCACTTCCACAAACATAGTAGGCCGCAGGAAGAGCCTCACACAAAATCTTAATGTTAGGATTAGGAAGTCTTATCAATTGCGCCCAAGTATCAATTCCCCTTGTCTCTCCACCGCTTACTCCTGCCCCTCCTATTTTACCAACAACCCCCAACACAGAAGAAACAGCAGCCGAAGTCCCTGAAATTCTCTTTTTCCTTTTAACAATACCTGATACAGAAGAAATAGCAGTTGAAGTTCCAGCTATTTCCCTTGTGACTCTCAGAGGAACCGTCTTCTCCTCTCCACCCGTATACTCATGCGCTCCGATGTCGGGACCCACACCATAGGGAATCGTGTTTTCGAAATAATCTAGGGTCAACGTCAACCCGGAAGCTGTACCAGTATCTCTGCAAGGTGAAGATGAAAGAATCTTGTAATCTTCAGCACTTGTTCCTCCGGCATTGGCAAGCTCAGGGTCTGCCGCTATCGCCGTAGCCTCAAAATTCGTAACCTGAGCGAGTGTATAGTAAGTAGCACCATCCTTAATAACATTCCCAGATGCCCTATAATAACAGTTGTGGTCGTGTGTTCCGCCAAAGGTAACGCCCCCACGGAAGCACAACCTATTTGTGTTGAAGCAAAGGTTGTTTCGGACGGTCCATCCAGCACAGGTATTACCAAAGTAAATATCAGCATACCACTGATTCGCGTCGGTGTCGTTATGATAAAGAGTATTATTATAAACCAGGTTCCCTGTCCCAGTAGCATCGTGTTCGCTTATGGTTATGCCGCCCTGTCCATTATTGAAAATTATGTTGTCGTAAATCTGACTGTTACTGGAGCATCCTTCGTATATTAAAAATCCGAACATGACGTTCCCCGAAACGATATTGTGATGGTATAGGTTATTGTTTATCGTCCCCGAAGCGGGCCACGGTTCACCCGTCACGTAACCCCAAAACTCCGTCCCAACCATCCCGTTCGTGCAACTATTGTGATGAAACTCATTATAGTTCCCAGTCTCTAGGGCAAGGCCATATTCTTCCCCGTAAATTCTCGCCTGAAGATTATCGTTGCAGATGTTATGGTGAACCGAACAATGGTCTGCTTTTATTAAATAAACCCCACTGGACGTATGACTACAATCGTTGTAGGAAACCTCGCAATAAGTAGAGGGGGATTCATGGTCCCATGAAGTAATCATAATAGCGCAGTTCTGCCAATAATTTATGGTGTTATGGTGAATATAAACATAACTTGATTCATAACCTGCGCCATCATCGTTTATAGAAATACCACTTGCATCCCACTGAGGATAACAGTCTCTCCAACCCAATAGTGTACAGTATAAAATCGTCCAGTTTTTACAACCGTTAGTTTGTATTCCTTGACCCGCAACTACGCCAATCTCAACTCCAATAACCGTCCAGTTGTCACATCTTTTTGCGTGTAGTGCAGCCCCTTCCCATCCATAATAGCATCCTGTTCCATATAAATTGATGTTTTCTATATTGATATAGTCTTTATCATACACATCGTCAGTCCAAATCGCTCTCGGCCTAACGGCAATTTCGACACCCGGATTTGTCCAAACCGTATTAGGATTACCCCCAGTTGAGTAAACATAAACCCTATCATTAGTTGCGTCATACCAGAAGTCCATATTAGCATCTAAGTCATTCTTCGCAGTCTCTCTCCAGCCGGGAGTTCCATTAAATGCAACAAAATAAGAGTCCCAGGCATTAGCGGCAGTATACCAAAGATATCCAGATTCATTCGTCCAAGAAGTGAATAGATTTGACCCACAGATGATAGGCAGATCACCCGTCCCATACGAACCTAGTGTAAATGGATGACCAGAAGTTCCATAGCAACCAATGATATATGATTCTCGCCACAAACCTCCACAACGTAAAAGAACATAATTATCAGACTGGTCCCCAGCTAGGTCATCGGCCTTACTAATAGTCAGCCAGGGACCATCAGTCCCCCCCAAAAAAGTAGGGTACAACCCATTATAACTATCGTTACCATCGACCTGACTAACGTAATAGGTAGCCATTTATCCCTTCAGTTAATACCTTCCTTCCTACCAATCCCAGTAATCTCCTATCTCTACTACAGCAGAGACAGAACCAGCCAACTCTCTCTTTCTCTTTAGAATTCCAGAAGCAGAAGAAACCGCAGCCAAAGTTCCAACAAGTTCTTTAACTACCTCTGATACAGCATTAGTAGACA